AACGGGCTTGATCACGTAGAGCCTGAATTTCTTCTCCTCGTCGTCGATCTGCCATCCGCTGAGCGCCCTGGCCTCGTCATCCACCGGGACCACGACCACACCGATCGTGTCCTCTAGATCGATCTCATCGGCAAACATCTCGACCGCTTCGACTGGACGAAGATCGTACTCGTGACCATCGTCCTTAGTGAAGCCCTCTTCGAAAACTCGAACCCTCATAGGTACTCCTCGTAGTCGTAATTGCCGTCGTCCTCTTCCTCGTGGCAGGAGCAGGAGCACTCCTCGCGCCCGTAGCCGTCATCCAGATCATCGGCCCCGTCCCATAGCTTCATGGGACCCCGGAGCGCGATGCACTCGGTCGCCCGGGTGTGGACACATGCGCACCGCATGCGCTCCTGCTCGAGGATGACGGGGTGATCGGCTCGTACTCCCACGATCACCATCCTCCGCCTCGCGGCACGTAGCAGCGCTTGCACCTCGATGGGTGATCGCCGCGCCGGCGTCTCCGCGTCTTGTGCCTGCGCTCACGGATGCGCTCGCGCATGATCCACCATGGCGATCCCTCGTGCGACTTGCTGTAATGATGGACGTCACGGAGAAGCGAGGCGACCAGGCGGTCAATTGTATTGGGTTTCATCACGCTACCCTCCTCGTCTCGCTCGCCGTTCCCATCGCTCGAGCCTGTTCCCCTCTGCCAAGTCCATGGGCTCCCGGTTCATGGCGCACCTACCTTAATCGCCTCGCTGTCTTTCCCCCGGAGCCTCGGGCCTGGTAAGCGTCGCTCGATCTCGCTCCAGGGCACGATCGATCGGACGAGATCCGCGGTACCTTTTGCCGATTTGGGTCCAACGATTTCAGGCACTCGCAAGCCAAAATGTACCGATATCGCAGTCTCATATGCAAAGTGCTGTGCCACGTGCACCTGCACGATGGGCGCATCATCGTGCGTCCACGCGCGCGCCAGTTCGATCACCTCGTGCGGGCGTCGGTCTCCGGGATGGCGTCTCTCCCAATGCGGCAGAGCGGTCTCCGCGATCGCGCACGCCACAAGTGTGAGGAGGCGGGGGTCGATCCTGATCCGACCGCAGAACTCGAGCATCCAGCACCCATCAGGACAGGTCTTCCAAACCTCCTCCGGTGGCATCTTCAGAGGGAGAGAGCGGAGCCACGCGCGCGCCTCACAGGTGGGCAGGGGCGGAGAGGGAAACCGATCGAGGATCTCTTCAAGCGGGTGCGCGGAGGGGCTCACGGTGAACTCCTTCGATCGCCTGGCAGGCGCCGCTCGATCTCGCTCCAGGGTACGATCGATCGTACCAGATCTGCGGAGTGAGCCAGCGATGCGCGCCAATGGTTGGCGGCGGCGTCCGCGGCGGCGAAGTCAGTGACCGAGGCGGCTGCGGATGTGTAATCGGCGGCTGCGGCAGCAGTAAACTCGGCCGCATCGTCGGCAGCGGCGCTGCCGCTGCCGACATAGTAAGCAACGCGGGCGTCGGAGTTGGCGAGGGCGACGCCCGTGTAGTAAGCGGCACGGGCAGCAGCCGATGTGGCGAGGGCGACGAAGTACGCAGCGCTTGCGGCATCATGCGCGGCGCGATCACCGGCGACGAAGTGTGTGGCGGCGTTAGCGTAAGTGGCGTCGGCTGCATCATGCGCGGCGCGCAATGCCACGCGCGCCTGCTCGGGCGTCGCTTCCCCGCGCGTCCATGCGAGCGCTGTCTCGATCGCTGCGTGGGGGCGTCGGTCCTCAGGATACCGGCTCTCCCAGATCGGCAGACCAGTCTTTGCGATTTCGATCGCCGCGAGCGCGAAGATGTGTGGGTCGAACGAGAGCTGTCCACAGAGCCAGAGAAGCCAGCGGGCATCGTGGCAGGACTTCCACGCATCCCCCGGGGGCGTGGTCGCGGGGAGCGACCGGATCCACGCTTGCCCCTCGGAGCAGGGGCGAGAGGGGAGCCGCTCAAGGATCTTTTCGAGTGGGTGCACGGAGGTGGTCATGGTGTCCCAGCCTTTGCTTGCCATTCCTCGATCCACTCGAGGACGAGTCGACAGATCGGGTTTGTCTCGGGTGTGTCGCCTAGTCGGATTGCCAGGAACAGTAGCTCGGCCGGCCGATCAGCGTTCGGTCTGAGCCCTGGGATCTGCATATACTCACAGCCTAGGGCGTTCGCGATGGTGCCCACAAGGCACGCACATTCGCCCTGATAGACCGACCCATTGACGCGCCCCTCACGGATCGCTGCTGCGACCGCCGGAGCCTCCGCGGGAACAGCTGACAGCACGGCGAAGAAGTCACTCTTGGCGCCGCTCAGGTTGGAGCGTCTCAGGTTGTGTTCACTCAGTTCGACGCCGCGCAGGTTCGTTCCACATAGATCCGTTCCGCTCAAGATAGTACCGCTCAGGTTGGCACCTTCCAGATCGGCATATCTCAGACAAGCGCCGCTCAAGTCGGCATCGGCCAGAAGAGCGCCGCTCAAGTCGGCATCGTACAGGTCGGCGCTACGTAGGTAAGCGCCGCACAGATTGCCACCGCTAAGATCGGTATCGGTCAGCTTAGCGCCACTCAAATCGGCAGCGTGCAGGTCGACGCCGTGCAGGTAGGCTTGGCTCAGATCGGCGCCGCGGAGATCGGCGCCGCTATCGAGCGCCTTTCTCACCGCCTCCGCAAGGTTCGCGGCTTCGCCCTGCCACAGCAGGAAATCTGACCAGTGACTCCGGATCGAAAACAGCTGGACCTTACCCGCGCTCGTCATGGCTCCACTCTCCTAGTCGTGGAGAGTTGGGGCTCTCTCCGAACGATCTCCTCCAGCGTGGCTCCCACGAGAGGCCCCGTGTCCCACATCGGCCTGGATACCCGATAGCCCGACCCATCCCAGCCGCGGCTGATCTGGATCTGCGCGATCGCGAGCACGCCGTGGGGCTCGCCGAGAAGGCGCCGGGCCTCTGCCAGCTCCTCCTCTGTTGGGTCGTAGGTGAATGCCCACCGTGGTACATCTGGGCTCAGGGTCGCCAGAAACGTTGCTGCTACGAGCATGGTCCTACGCCCTCCGTGACTTGATCGGATTCTCGGGGTCGAACCTGATCCCCTGAGACTCCATCCACCCGATCCATGCCGGGTCCTCTCCACCCAGCACGATCTCATAGCCTTCCTCGACACGCACCGTGCGTCCCATGGTCTTGACCACCGCCGATGTTACAACGAAGGTACCATCCGCGAAGTTTGGGTGGCCGTGGACCTCGCCATGGATGCACAGGGATCGCTGCTCCGGTGCCTTGAAAGAATCGCCGAGGAGCGTGGTGGACCACCGCTCAATACGGATTGACATGCTCTGCTCCTATCCTGTCCTGCGACAGGACCCCGCCTCCGGGGGAGTTACCTACTCGAACACAAGTTCCTGAATCCGCTGCTCGGCATCGTCGCGATCATCTCGCGGCGAGCGGGCAAGGAAGCGATCGATCGCCTCTCGCGTCGCGATGGCCAGATCGATCTCGGCGAGCCGGGCGGTCATCTCTGTTGAGAGCTCTGCGGCGCTGTCCGCGTTTTGCGCGAGTTCGATCGCCTCCGCGCCCGCCTCGTCTGCGGCACGAGCGCTCACACCCTGCTCTCGGAGCGCAGTCGAGAGGGCCTCGAACGTGGCCCGGATGTCGCGGGCGGCGCCGTAGAGGACATCGAGCCTGCGTCGCTCGCGCTCGAGGTAGACAGCCTCTTCGAGATCCTCGACCTCGGCGTTCTCGGCCGCTCCCTCGAGCAGTTCCTGGCTGGCCTGCCTATGCTGCTGATCCAGGGGAATACACTCATCGAGCGCATCCCATACCCGCGCAGCGCCGTCGATCGCGTCCCAGTCCTCGGCGCCGTAGTCGCGCGCGGCCTGCTCGAGGCGCTCGAGGGCGGTCCGCGCGGCCTCGTACTGCGCCAAGGTGATCGCCCGGTGGGTTCGGAGGGCTTTGAGCTTCATGGTCGCCCTCACGCCGCGGTGGGTTCCACCCATCGGCCGCCACTCTCTGCGATCACCTGGTCGAGCGCGGCGAGGTAGGCACGACTGCGCACAGCCTCATGCCCCTCCGCAATCCGTCGAAGGAGGCCGGCTCGATTTACGTCCCAGCGCGCGGGATCAAGCTTGCGAGCCCACTGCTCCGCCTTCCACGAGAGGTACTGCGCATCATCGGCGGCTTTCGCAGCAGCAATTTTGGGCGAGGGCCTCCCAGTCTGGATCCGGGCCATCGTCTCCGCTGCGTTCGCGTCCGCTTCGGCGATCAGGGTGTCGAGGTCCGTGGGCGCAGGGCGTCGACCGAGCACGGTGACGGTGCTACGCGCCGCACGCACCTCGAAGCGGTGGTAGCGCAGGACCTCGACGCAGCGAGCGACAGCGCGGCCCACGAGGTCGCCGGGGTGCCCGCGGTAGCCAGGTCGGGGCGCGATCGTCGCGATGAGTGCGCCGTCGCAGCGCACGGTGGTGACAAGGGCGTCCCGACCGGACATCTCGATGGTGGCGTCCGTGAGAAGCTGGCAGGCCTTGCGGAGATCGACGTCGACGAGGTGGGTAGGCATGGCGGCTCCGTCGCGATGACAGAGCCAGCCTATAGCCTTCTTTACACCGTGTCAATATACACGGGTAAAAATTGTGTGTGCGTGTACGCACTGGCGAACCACTCGGGGACCCCTGAGGGACCGTCCCGCGACGCCACGAGCGCGCCCACGAGGAGCCACACATCGGCCGCGCTGAATGGTACCCCGCTCTGCGTGAGGAGGACGTAGGCCGCAGCGCTCCAGAGGCAAAGGTTACGCAGCGGCGCTGGGTCGCGCTCATCATGCAGGCACTCGTCACCGTCCAGCATGAAGGGTACCTGGCTCGGAAGATCCCACGGGCGCGGGTGGTACCCAAGCCTCTCGAGCGCTCCCGCTGGATCGTGAGTACCCGTACGCTTGATCAGATTCTCAGCAAGCCCCTGGTGCTCGGCTCGCTCAAGTAGAGGGTGAGATTTCTCACCACGGAAGACCGCTTCGACAAACGCACGTAGGGAACCTTCCCGCATCCTTTACCTCCCGGAGTCGGGTAACGCCCGACGCGCTAGGGTACGTCCTGGCACAGGGATCCGGCTAGCGCTGTCGTGCCGACTCCTGGATCCCGGAGTGGGGATATAGGTCGGCTCCCTACGCTCGGGCGGTGGATGCTCTGCATCGCCGCCTAATTTCGCGGATTCGTGAGCTTTCGAGGCGGCGAAAAATTCCCTTGACACACCTCCCGGCGCGCGCGGGGGTGAGCGACTCACACTTCTGGAACGTGATCGGAGGACGCGCATCGCCAACGCTCGTGTGGCTCGAGCGCATCGCCGCGGCGCTGGACGTGGACGTCGTGGATCTGCTCCGACGATCGTCTATCGACGACCAGAGCCCTTCGTAGAGGACGGGGTAGCCTCATCGACGCGCTTACCCTTACGGCGGTGCCACGACCAGAGCCGCTCGGCGAGTTCGCCCACGAGCCGCGCGTCTACGTCGCCCGGCTCGCCCCACACGAAGGGCTGGCTCCCGATCGCGTCTACGTACTCCTGCGGCACCTCGGGGAAGATCCGCCGGGCCTCCTGGTAGAGCTCGGACCAGCGCGGGTGCTGGCGCAGGATCGGACGCGTTGGCTCGACAGGACGGGTGGCGCGGCTCGCCATCAGTTCCTCGAGTTCGATCTTTCCGTCCATGTACTGGTCCATCACCACGAGATCGACGCCCGCGGCAATCGCAAGGCCGCGTCGGACCCGTGAGGACGTCCCCTGGTTCTGCCCTTTTTCAAGCTTGACGATGTCGTCGCGTACCAGCTCGCCGCCCGTAGCAGCCGCGAGCCGCTCCTGGCTCAGACCCAGGGCAGCACGGAGAGCACGGACACGATCGCGGGGGGTGTCATTCTGCACGGTGCACACCGTATGCGGCGGATTTTTCACGAAAAGCGGCCTATTTTACACTGGTACCTTGACACGTGTATCAATACTGCTCATAGTCCCGAGCATGGGTGCACAGATCAAAAACCGGGGCGCGCCTGCGGAGCGGCTCCGGGACCTGAGGAAGCTGTTGGGCCTGACGCAGGAAGATGTCGCGAATCGCGGCCAGATAGGTCGCGATCGCGTCGTCCACGCTGAGAGGGGCAGGAGCCGGTTCACCAGCTACTGGTTCCGTCTGGCGCTGGCCCATGGTCTGGGAGTCACGCTCGAGACACTGAGCGCCCTCTTGGAGGGCCGGCTCAAGCCTGAGCAGGCAGCCAGGAAAAGTTCTCTGCGCGAGGATGCTGCATAGCTGAGTTCCTCGGCGGTCCTGAGCGCAGGAGCGCTTGTCGCTTCGCCAGCGCTTCTGGTGATCGCGTTGCGATCCGCCGTGTCGATCCACGGCAGAGAAAGAGACCGCGCTCCACGAGCGCCCCTGAGACCACGAGGCAATCCATGGACGACCAAGCTCAGGAACCACGCCCCTACCTCGGGATCCTTCGCCACGCAGAGCACCAGCGCCTCTTGCAGCACCACACTACAGCAGTGCCGCCGCAGATCACGAGCGAACCCGCCGACGCTCCAGAAGAGCCCATAGTCGTCGCGGGTGACGCGATCGACTCGGCGCTCCTGGAGTTGCGCAAGGAGCGCGATGGCTTGCGCGACGAGGTACGCGCGCTGGAAGAGGCTCTCATCACCATCGAGAGCGACCGAGCCGCGCAGCGGGAACGCGCGGACCGAGCCGAGGCGCAACTCCTGTGGGTGGCGGCTGAACTTGAGGCGTTCCGGAATCTCGAGGATGATCTCAATCGTGCACTTGGCCTCGTGATCGAGGCCCGCAGAACCGGGGGGAGGTAGGCCATGCCTGAATTGATCCCGGACGGTACCTCTCCCGAAGAGGACGACGACGCTCCGGTCGTAGTACCTGCATTCGCGCGAGCCTTCGCGGACCCAGGGCTTCGCGCCACCTACAACGCGATCCGCATGGGTCCCGATGGGCATCTCTGGTGCGGTACCTGCGAGGCGCCCGGCTCCTGCGCCCTGTGCGTGCGACTGCGGCGCCTCAGTAGAGCGCCAGTCAATTGCGGAGAGCGGGAGAGCCTGGAGGCCGAGCGAGCGATCCTTGTGGCCCGGCTCGGCCTGCTCGATCGCCGACTGGCAGAGACCAGGCGCAATGACGTCCGGTATCGAGCGTGCAGCGGCGCCGATGAGGTTCTCCGCCAGAGGGCCAAGTAGATGCTGGACGCCGCCATTCTCGAGATACTTCGCGAGCGAACCGCGGTGCCGCGCGGTCAACTCTCGGCGCTCGTACAACGACGCACCGGGGATCGCCTGTGGGTCGCTGGGCTTCCAAAGTCTCTTCGAGACGCCGCCATTTCTACGGCCGCCGTCACAATGGAAGTGACTGGCGCGATCCATCGCTGCGGGGACTGGTGGGTCCTCGGTCGACCCACGGGAGGTAGGCCGTAGATGGCAACTCAGGATCGCCTCCATCTCTGGCCCCATCGAGATCGCTTCGAGGTCTCGCTGCGGGAGCATGACGGACTGCGCACAGTCCTCTCGCCGCCCCTGTCCCGAGATCGGGCCGATCGTGCTTGGGAGATTGCTGCCCGAGCGCTGGAGAACGGAGTCTGCATCGACGGCGTGCGGGCGCGGCTCGCCGAGGAGGGGGTGTAGATGGATCGGCCCTGCGTCCTGCCACCACCCCTGCCCGTCGCGGCTCGGGTACTCCTCGAGATCCGCTTGCTGCTGAGGGGTTTGAGGCGGAGGAGCGATCGCGTTGTCGTTGGCCGGACCGATCGGAGTACCGATCCATACCAGATTCCGTCGGAAGCACGCCCGGCGCGCGCGCTCGACCTCGCGGAGCACCCGGTCGTCCGTCGCCATGATCCAAGCCGTGCCACTGCCGTTGAGGTCCGGCGCCCTGAGCCTGCTGGAGAAAGCCACTGAATGACTATCGATCGCCCGATCTTTGAACGTGTGCTGGAGCAGGTTCGCGCTCTCCGGGCGTATAGGCACGAGTACGACGCTGCCTCCGCGCTTCACGAGATCATCCTGCAAGCTCGGCGCGACCAGCGCCGGGAGGATGCAGCGGTGTGCGCGATGCGCGGAGCCACTACCCAAAACCTCGACGTCCACGCAGCCCTCGCGGCTGTCGCCGTCGAGATCAACCCTGATACGACCCCGACTCTGGAGGAGGTTTAGACCGTGACCGCTGCTCTTCGCTCGGTTCCTTCGTTTGTCGTTCATGGCTCGCAGCATGCGGCTGCGTGTTCGGATCCAGTAGATGACGATGCCGGTCTAGCGTCATTCGGTGAAAGCCACGTCAGGAGTCGGGAAGCACCCGACCCCAGAGGCGAGGCGCGGGATGCTGTCGCTGTCGCTGCCGAGCTCTTCGGTCTCGCTCTTCGGGCTGCTGGGCTCTCGTACCAGGACGCCGCTGAGGTCCTCGGTACGAACAAGCAGCGCGTGGGGCTCAAGGCCGACCCGACCCGGAGGGATGTGCCGCCCACGATCGTGGATGGTCTCCGCCTGGCCTTCGAGGGTCGCGCGAAAGAGCGCGCAGCGGCCTTCATGCTCTTCAGCGCGTGCCAGCAGGCTGTGACCCGCACGGAAGCGACGCCTGTCTCCGGGGTACCCCAGCTCTCCGGTCGCGGAATGACGACCGTGGCGAGCCTTGCCCAACTCGTCGCCAAGCTCTCGGGACAGGGCTGGAGGCTCGAGTCTCGCGACGCCGATGCCCTGGTTCGACTGGGTGGCGCGATGGTCGAGATCGGGATGGCTCTCCTCGGGACAGGGCACGCGGAGCGAGAGCGACTCGAGAAAGAGGGGCGCAGATGAACTCACGTCGATTCGCTATCGAATCTCAGATTCGACACGCTGGCCCCGGTCTCGATCGCCGTGCTCTGCGAGAGCGCATCTCGGATCGGCTGGTCGCCATTGGCGAAGATCCTGTGACCGACCAGGAACTCGAGGCGATCCTGGGACCCGATCCGGAGGAGAGCAGCATCGGTATCCCCCTCTGGAGCGAGGGGCCCATGGGGGCCGCGTGGATGGCTCCAGATGTGGCGTGCGGGCAGATCGGGACCGATGTGGTGATCACAGAGTCGTAGGAGAAGGGCCCATGACCCCCCGTCGCCTCCCTGTTCTCGCTCCAGTGCCTCCTCTCGCACCGCCCTCAGGGGTGCGGAGGAAGCCCATGCAGCTCTCCCTGGACTTCTCGTCTCAGGACGAGGAACTGATGGGGTACGATCGACCGAAGACCCGAGGCGAATGCGAAGGTCAGCCACGTCCCTGTCCATGGGTTGGGTGCCGGTACCATCTCGCCCTCTACGTGGACGAGAACGGGGAGGCTCACATCGAGCGCCCTGATGCTATCGTGGAGTACGTCTATCAGGGTCCGCTCCGGAGGAACGGGAGCTTCTTCTCCGATGGCCAACCCCGTCGCATCCTCGGCGATGTCTGTCTCGAGGTGATGACCGCGACCTGTGCGCTCGACATGGCGGATCGTGGCGGGATGAAGCTGGAGCGAATTGGTCGCCATCTCGGATTGACCCGGGAGCGGGTTCGCCAGCTCGAGATGATTGCGGGAGCGAAGCTGAAGCGGAAGCTGGAGCTTCGGAGACCTGACCTGATTCCGGAGGGTGGGTCGCGGTGAACATCATCGCCCTTGCCGCCCATCTATCCCCTGCACCTCTTCGGAATGAACTCCCGCATGTCGGCTATGGGTCGATCGACGAAGAGAACGTGGCGACCTGTACGGAACTCCGGTTCTTCGAGCGCTGCACCTGTGAGCGGCCCCGAAAGAACCCGACCCGTGGACATCCGGACTGCACACGATGCCATGGGGCGGGAGCTGTTGTTGTGAGAATCGAGGATGGGTGTGGCACCACGTTCGGGCTCTGTGGAGCCTGCGGGAATCGAACCGTGATCAACGGGATTCGCTGCCCGAACCATGGGCAGTCGCCGACATCGGGAGGACTAGCATGACCCCATCTGTGACCCATCAGATCCTTGGCGGCGATGCTGCCTCTCTCGCCGCCATTCTGCTCGGCCAAGTCGAGACGTATCAGGCCACTGAGGAGGATCGTCTGTCCCTGGCCGATACCCTGCGCCAGATCGCGGATCTAGTTGCGCCTCGAAGGGCAGGCGATCGTGGCAGGCCCATCACCATGAAGAGCGGCGCCCTCTGGTATCCGGCAGCGCCCTCTCCGGCCGATGTCCGATCCGTCGACTTCGTGACCCTCGCTCGGATCCCTCGATGGGGCGGGCAGACGATCGTCCCCTATTCGGTCGCCGAGCACAGCATTCGAGTCGCCGAGTACCTGGAACGAGAGGGCTACGATGGGACCACGGTCTTCTGGGGGCTCGTCCACGACCTGCACGAGATCTATCCGCCCTATGATGTGCCGGGGCCGGTGCTGCACGATAAGACCAGCCCCTTCGCCGCTGCACTCCGCACCATGGAGCAGCAAGCAAAAGCCGCGCTGCGAGAGGCGATCGGCGTGCCACTCGATCTCGGCCCCATCGTCCACAATGCCGATCTCGTGCTCCTGGAGACCGAGCGGATCCACCTAATGCCGACCCACGATGATCGGGTCCGACGCGCTCCCGTGGAGCCCCTTCGTGAGCCCTTCTATCCACAAGACGAGAACGAGGTCCTGGAGAAGTTCATGATGCACTACAAGCGCCTGGGCGGGAGGATGATCGCGTGACGCTACCCTCCGATCGCCTCCGTGCCCTCGCCTCCAACCAGCGAGGATCGACCCAAGCCGAGCTCTTCGCCCTCGCCGTCCTGCTCGACCTCGGCAAAGGTCTCGATGCCCTCGCCCATGCGCACACTGCATGGGCCCGTGGGGATTCCCTGGTACAGGTATGGGCAGCCGCCGAGAGCATCCTGGTGCGAGCTCTGGGGGAGCGAGCGACCACGTACGCAGATATAGCAGCCATCCGGGAGAGGGCGGGCGAGTGGGCCCGTGGGTATCTCACGTGTAGGGAGCGGGAGATCAGGAGGAGAGCGGCGTGAGTTCGGTCCTACGCGCTCCATTCCCCTGGTTCGGTGGCAAGTCCAGAGCGGCCGATCTGATCTGGAAGCGCCTTGGCGACGTCCGTAATTACTGTGAGCCTTTCGCGGGGAGTCTTGCGGTTCTCCTGGCTCGACCGACGGAGCCAAAAATCGAGACGGTCAACGACCTTGACTGCTACCTGGCCAATTTTTGGCGAGCCGTTGCCTGGCCCGAGCCCGTGGAATGCGAACGACGACGAATGTTGATTGCCGAGGAGGTGGCGCGCTGGTGTGACTGGCCCGTAAATGAGGCCGATCTGCATGCGCGACACAAGTGGCTCCTGGCTAGGGAGGAGTTCCGCACTCGTATGCGTTGCGATCCGGAATTCTTCGATCCCAAGATTGCGGGCTGGTGGGTATGGGGGCTCTGCGCCTGGATCGGTAGTGGCTGGTGCAGCGTCAAGGGGGCCAGCACCGCTCAAGTGCGGCACTTGAGCGGTGCTGGCCAAGGCATTCATGGCGCACGGTTCTATGCTCCGCCGGAGAAGCTGCCTATGCTCGCCAAGGGTGCGCGCGGAGTTCTCTCCGCGCGCACCCTTGGCCCGAGTGAGCAACTTCCTCATTTATGGAATGCGGGCCGCGGTGCCAACGCGAGCACCGTGGGCCAGGGCGACATCACCGCAAACATCATAGCAGTCATGAACCAGCTACATGCGCGCCTCCGCCGCGTGCGGGTCGCCTGCGGTGACTGGATCCGTATCCTGTCACCGGCCGTGACCACAGACCATGGTCTGACCGGTGTCCTTCTGGACCCGCCCTACTCCGAAGGGGCCGACGATCTCTACGCCAACCACGATAAGGAACTCTCGACTAAGGTCCGACAATGGGCAATCGAGCACGGTGACCATCCACGTCTGCGCATTGCTCTATGCGGATATGAGGGTGAGCATCAGATGCCGGATTCATGGACCTGCGTCGCCTGGAAGGCCCAGGGCGGCTACGGTTCTGATAATGGGAATCCGTACCGTGAGCGGATCTGGTTCTCGCCACATTGCCTTCGACCTGAGTCGCCCAAGCAGTACTCCCTCTTCGGACTCAGCACTCCGGGAGGATCCCACGAATGCCCCTGATCCTCCCTCCCTTCCGAGTCCGAATCGCCCGAGCCTGTGGCCTTCGGATCTTCTATCCGCCTCCCTCTCTCTGGAAGGTCGAGCGGAACAAGGGGCGATCCTTCTGCTCCTACTGGAGCCGCGTGAATACGGGTCGATGCGGATCCTGTGGAGCTCCTGGGTATGGGCACTCGAGGTGCCAGAAGTGTCGAGAAGCGAATCGACCCAAGGACAGGATCCGATGGCGCCTCAGCCACCCGAAGAGAAGCAGCGCTACCTCTACGGTGCGCACCGCTGACGAGGCTTCATGAAGAAGCCGGCAAAGCTTACGGGCACGGTGGTCGACGGCTGGAAGCTCTCGGAATGGCACCATGCCCCCCACGATGAACTCTGGGGAGACTACCCCCGCCGAACTTGGCGCAAGCCCGACCTAGAGCAGACCGCCTCCTTCGTGGGCGGCTTCGACGGTACATGGTGGGCAGCAGGCCTACCCGACGCCCGTCGACAGAGTGGCAACGGTCGCGATCGCCAGGACGCAGAGCGGCTCGCAGACCAGAGCCTCCGAGAACAGATCGCAGCCTTCCGCAAAAAGGAGAGATAGATGCTGCCCCCGCTGCATGAGGATCACTGGCCGGCATATCGTCTCCGCGCCTCTGGAGCCGCTCAGGTGCCACTCCAGAGACCCACGCACCCGGTCAAGACCTCAAGGCCCCTGAGGGACCCGTTCCTCGTCCTGGTCCATGTCTGGAAGGTCAAGGGGTGTGAATACTACGAGCCCGCCATGCCGTGGGAGCACCTTGCCACGAAGGGCGGCTACCTGATCCGGCCCGGTATGACCTACCGAGGCAGGACCTATGTGGGTCGACGCTACGTGCTGGAGACGTGTCTTTCGCGGAGGAGTGCATGATCTTTGATTCTACTGCGTGGGAACGCGCTGAGCGCGAGCGGATTCGGCGCCTAGCCGAAGCGATCCGCGCCGGCCGGATCACCACCAACATGATCCAGATCAAAGACGTCGAAGCGGTCCTGGCTGCGCTCCAGGAAGCGGCGTAGGCGCATGGCGAGGTACCGCGGATCGGTGTGAATGGACAGTAATCGGGGCGCCGATCGGTAGTCCCGGGAGGGCACGTGATGGCTTTCCAGATCGCTACAGGTGCTGCGTTTCATGAGAAGATCGCTGCTGCTGGTGATGCCGCCTTCGGCGCGTTCGTGCGCGCTGGTGCATGGAGCGACGAGCGCGGAACGCAGGGGTTTATCCCCAAGGACATGATCGCCCACTTCGGTGGGGCGAAGACCTGGAAGCGCCTCGTAGAGGCCCGTGCTGGCCACGAGCACGGGCTCGCCCACCTCGTAGAGGGCGGGTTTCAGATCCACGACTTCGACGTCTACAACGGCCCGCGGAGTGCCACCGCGAGCCCGCTACCGACGACCGCCGCCGAGTCCACCGAGGCGCCCCTCGTGGAGGTGTCGCGTCCGTCTCGTCGAATCGGGTCGAACCGCCCCGATGTGTCCGCCAAGCGTGCCGCCGCCGGTCGCGCCGGAGCCCTCCGGCGATGGCAAAACCGGATGGCAAACGATGGCAAAAATAGCAAACCGGATGGCAAAACCGATGGCAAAACCGATGGCAAAAATAGCAAACCGGATGGCAAAACCGTAGACGCCTCCGGTAACCATGATCTTCCTTCTCTCTCTTCTTCAAATATTGAAAAAGAAAAGAGAAATCACGGTGAAGAGGGCGAGGCGCTACCTGAAACCGCGCGCGCGATGGATGGCAAAAATAGCAAACCGGATGGCAAACCGGATGGCAAACCGGGCCCCATGCTGGCCAGCATCCGGGCTCCGAACGAGGGCCGCGAGTCCGACATCGACCTGATCCGTCGGAAGGCCGCCGGCCCCCCGGGGGGCCACGCTCGGAACTTCTGCCGTGGGCTCCTCGACCAGTTCGATCGCACGGGCCGCGTCCGGATGTCGCCCGACCAGAAAGCCAAGCTTGATGAGGTCCGGGCTGAGGACGAGGAGATGCATGCCACCGGGGCCGCGTCGCAGCGCTACCGGGCCACGGTCGCAGCGCTTGGCCGTACCGCTCTCGCGGGCATCGGGGCGCGGCGAGCGGAGCCCATCTCCGAGGCTCTGCCCGAGCCTGCTGTGAGCCCAGCGGAGCGTGCCGCGCTCCTGTTCAGCGCGATCGGGATGCCGGCTCGTTCTTTCCTCCGGGGCGCCGCATGAATCCACCCCGAGACGAGCGCCGCCGCAGCGGGCAGGGCGAGCGCCGCCCGAATGCGCCCGCCTCGATTGAGGGGCGCATCCCACCGCATGACATGGGCGCCGAGAAGGCCGTCTTGTCCGCGTGTATGCTGTGGCCGGAGGCGGTTCCCGAGGTCGCCGTCTTGCTCCCGGCCGATCGATTCTACTCCGATGCCCACCAGTGGATCGCGCGCGCCTGCTACGCCCTGAGCACCGAAGGGAAGCCGACCGATATCGTTGCCGTCGCAGCATGGCTCCGCGAACACGGGCGGCTCCAGCAGATCGGCGGATCAAGCTACCTCGCCGAGATCGTGGACGCGACCCCGGCGGTCGCGAACGTACTCGATCACGCGCGCATTGTGCGCGATACATGGCGCCTCCGGCAACTCGCGGCGAAGTGCCAGTACGCGCAGGCTCAGGTGTACGTCGGCGTCGGTGACGTCGCCACGTTCCTCGACAGCGTTGAGGCGGATATTCAGTCAGTATCAAACGACGCCGCTGAGGACACGGAGGCCCCGACGCTGCGCATCGTTCTCGCGGAGGTGTTTCGCGATCTAACGTCGGAATCGCCGGACACCGGGATCCAGACCGGCCTTGTGGACCTCGACGCCTTGATCCGCGGCATCAGGCCGGGCCAGATGGCGATCATCGCGGCGCACTCTGGAATCGGCAAGAGCGCGATGGGAATGCAGATCGTGCTCCATGCTGCGGCGCACAAGGTGATGCTCCTGAACGACCGGGACGAGCCGACGGAGTATCAACAAGCGGCGCTTGTGTTTTCGCACGAGATGACGGCGCACGAGCTCGCAACGCGAGCCCTGTTCTCTGAGGCGAGGATCCATGGGTCGAAGTCCTCGCAGATGTCGAAGATATCTCGGGAGGAGTGGGCCGAGATCACCGCTACGGCCCAGCGGCTTCCGATCGACAGTGTGTACTTCGACGATCGCCCCGCGCTCTCTCCGCTCCAGATCCGCGCCAAGTCGCGCCGTGTCGCCGCACAAGCGCGCAAACACGGGCAACGGCTCCGCGTGATCCTCGTGGACTACATCCAACTCATGGGCGCGGACGACACCGGGCAGTCGCATGAGCGGCGCGACCAGGAGCTTGCCGCGGCTTCACGAGGACTCAAGGGCCTCTCAAAAGAGCTCGGTGTGCCCGTGATCGTGCTTGCGCAGCTCAACGACGACGCGCACCAGAAGGGGCGCCTTCCGCGCAAGGAAGACCTCCGCGAGTGCAAGGCGATCGTCCACGACGCGGACAAGGTGATCCTGATCTGGAATGAGAGCGCGTTCGAGCGCTCGCATACGTTCCGCGAACCGGGCGCCGTGTTTGACCCGGAGGCGGCTGATCTGCTCGTGGACAAGTGCCGCGGCGGAGGCGAATGCGGGCGCGTCCTCGCGTGGTTTACACCGCATATTGTCCGCTTCGACAACATGTCCCGAGAGGATCGGGACCGAATTATCGAGGAGCGCCGCACCGCGGCCGAGGAGCGGCGAGGAAAGAAGGGAACCCGATGAGCGCTGAAGCCGAGATCCGTCGCAAGCTCGCGACCCTGTACAGGCCGCCGCAGTACAGGTTCGTGGGCCATGTCGGGAATGCTACCGGCTTCGCCAACAAGGGCTGGTGCGACGCTTTGGCGATCCAGTTGTGGCCCTCGAGCCGCAAGTCTGGCGATACGCAGACGGAATTCGAGATCAAGGACTCGCGCGCCGACTTTCGGCGACAGTCCGCGGACCCCTCGAAGGGTGCCAAGATCCGGGTTTACTGCTCGCAGAGCTACCTCGTGGTCAACGACTGGAGCCGAATCCTATCGAGCCCCGGCGAGGTCGACGACTACCCGGGCACGCAGGGCTGGGGCGTGATCGACGTGAGCCTGATCGACGTGCGTGGCAAGAGCCCATTCGTGCGAGGCGCAGCAATGCGCAAGGCCGAACCTCCCGATGAGGACTTCTGGCTCGCGATCGAGCGGGCAAGTGGCTACGCGGAAACCGAGGCCTACCACGATCCCTACATGCGCAACGTGGTCAAGATCGTCAATGGCGAGGGGGTCCTCTCGACGTGCGAGCATCGGATTGCGGCCGACCTGCTCAGGAAAGCGGTGAAGGGGGCCCGCGTGCAGCATGCGGTGCATTGTTATCAGTGCGAGGCAGGTGGCCCCGCGGCGCTAGAGATGGTCGCCGAAGCTCTGCGGAGGGGAAGCAAACAGGATCGGGTCTACTGGCGATCCGTGCTGGAAGCGTCGAAAGAAGAGTTGGATTCGGTGGCGTAGTCGGTGAGACGTGATAGGGTAATTGTCCGCGCCTGTCGCTTATGGGAGCGATGAGGCTCGCTGGAGGAGAGCATGGGTCGCGAGATTCGCAGGGTACCACTAGAATTCAATTGGCCGCTGAACAAGGTCTGGAAGGGATTCGTTAATCCCCATTACCGAGAGTGTCCAGAGGCGACAAAGAACAACTGCCATGGTGGCTACACGAACGCCGGCAAGTGGCTCGACGCCGTGTGCCGTCTGATTGCTATGCTCGGCCAGGAGGCGGCGCAGTGTGCGCCTGATCATCAGGCGCACTTCAAGAGAGCCGGCCGCATCTACCCGCATCCATACCTGAGAGAGTGGGGCCAAGCGCCGTGGACCGATGTCTCGCGTGACACGATGGTTCGCATCCGCGGGATCAAGGACGAAGGCGAGCGAATGCGAGCGCTCCACGTGTATCTTCAGCAGAATCCGCCCCAGCTTCTTGCACTCGATGACGAGTTGGCGACGCTTGTACAGGGGCTAGCACCCGGTGAGGATCTCTCTTCTATCGGAGGCATGGCTGCTTACCGGATCCGAAAGACTCTGATCGGTGCAGCCGGCCTTGACGTAGAAACGTGGGGCATCTGCAAGGTCTGCGGTGGGGAGGGCTTGGATCCTGCCGTGAAAGAAGTCTACGAGAACTGGCAGGCGGAGGATCCGCCTAGTGGAGATGGGTGGCAGGTTTGGGAGACGGTCTCGGAGGGATCGCCGATCTCGCCTGTCTTTCCGAGCGCGGAGGAAGTCGTGCGATGGCTTGTCGATGCTGAGGGTTGCTCGGAGTTGGGCGCTCGGAGGTTCGTCGATGCTGGGTGGTGCCCGTCGTGGGTCATGACGTCAGACGGCCAGGGTCTCAGCGGGATCGACGCGTGCGCTGTGGTCCACGGCGAGTGCGGTAAGTGAGCCGCCTATGAGCGACAAGACCTACAACCTCAGACAGACGAGTTAGCGGTGGAGGACGGCTGACTCATGATGTTCGAGACTCTCGAAGCTATTGCCCAACACCTGATCGGTGGCGGGAATAATCCGATCCTTCAGGCGCTCCGAGTTGCCATCGCAGCGGCTGTCCACGAGGATCGACGTGCTCGAGCGCCAAGCGCAGGCGTGATCCAGGTGCTTCAAGACCTGAAGGACCGGATCGAGATCCTTCGCCTGGCAGCTCAGCGAGCTAACCAGGACTACGGCGATCGTCGTGATTGGGCTGGGTGCGACCGAGAAAGCGCGCGCGAAGATGCCTTCGAGGAAGTGGGACAGATCCTCGACGCGGAGATCCACCGGATTATGGCTGGAGACGCAGCCCGCCAAGAGCCCCGAGGAATCCGAGCCATGATCCCCGCAAGACTCTCCGACCCTGAAGAGGTCAGAGACCTCTCTGACGCCGATCTGATCGCGAAGGTGAAGGACTTCGATCGCATCGCCACGAAGCCGCCGTGGAAGGCTATCCTGCGTGAGGACGATGAAATGCTCCCGACGGATTGCTGTGGCGGCATCGTGGGCCCCGACGAGGAACGGGTCGTTCTCGTCGACGATTATGCTCCTGACTGGCCGAAGCGGGAGGATGGGATCTGGATTGAGGGGTCTCGGGTCCTGATGCCGGAACTCGCGCGCCGGCTGGAGGAAGCGAACGCAGAGATCGCCCGGCTCCAGAGGTCTGGAAAAGAGGCTACAGGTACTGAACCATCCGCCCTCTCCGACGTCGATCCGATCACGGGGAGAAACGCATGACAGGGCACACGCGACCGACGTGGGCCGAGACCTGGATGGCTGTCGCCCGGACGATAGCGTGCCGGTCGTACGATCCGCGTTTGCAGGCGGGTGCCATTATCATCTCCGCCGATAACACCCGGATGCTGTCGGTCGGCTACAATGGCAACTACAAGGGCGGCCCGCACGAGCACGAGTCGACCGAACCAGGCAAGAGCGGGTTCATCCACGCCGAGGTCAACGCACTGGTTAAGTGCGACTACAACTTCGGCAAGAAGAAGCACATGTACGTGACGCACAGCCCGTGCCGCGACTGTGCAAAGCTGATCGTCAACGCCGAAATCGCCAGAGTGGTGTATGGGGTCCAGTACCGCGACTCCTCGGGGCTAGACCTACTCAGATCCGGCGGGATTGAGGTGCTGAGCATCGAAGAGGCGATACGGAGATAGCGGCGCCATGAGCAAGCCCATCATCCTCGACGGCTACAGGCTCACGAATTGGACACCGATCGTCCAGCGGTGCTGGTTCAGGAAGTGGCAGAAAGACTCCGCGATCCACGATGCCATCACCGTGCGCGGGCGAGCTCCCAATGTCCGATGGACGGCCATGCTCCCCGACGGAACCCAGCGAACCGCTACCGCTGCCAAGGTGGCTGATGCGAAGGAGCGAGCGGACGCATGGATCCGGGAGCAGGTCGCAGCTCGAGGTACGGCGGGAAAGGATCCGTAGGACATGACCGCGAAGCCCGTGCCGTTGCCTTCTCTACGCTTCACCATCCCCGGTCCTCCCGTGCCCTGCGCACGGGCTCGCATAGTCGTGAGCAGGAGCCACGGGCGCACTCGGGCTCATGCCTTCACGCCCGAGAAGACGGCCTCCTACGAGGCCCACGTCCGCACCCTGGCCCGAGTCGCTGTCTACCAGACACAGGGCTGGCGCACCGACTGGGGAGCCTATTCGGTGACCCTGCGCTTCTATCGAGCCGAGCGCCGGGGCGACTGGGACAACCTCGCAAAGAGCGTGACCGACGGGCTCAACGGCGTCGCCTATCATGACGATGCTAGGATCGTGCATGCCCTCGTCGAGGTCCACGAAGATCCAGCGCAGCCACGAGCAGAGGTCGTGATCGAGATGACGGGAAGCGAGACGATAGAGGAGCTCCAGCGCAGACTGAGGCGCGAGGTAACCGCATCCAGGCGAGCCTCCAAGAGGCTCAGATAGCGACGAGGATCAGGAGCGCTTTCGCTTGCGCGAATCGACGTCAAAGCGCATAATGCGCTAACTACGGAGTGCAGTTCGCTCCACCGTAGAAAGAGTTGGGCGCCCACCAACCACACAAGGAGGAGTCCCCTAGCGAGAACGGGCGCACACCCGGGCTCTGGTGATCGGCGGTAGAAACGCCGACCCAGGGCTTTGGGTGTTGGGTGGGATCACTGCTTGTCCGGGCGGTCATGCGGCTGCCCCCGGTCTTGGTCCACTAGTACAAATCGGAGGACTCCGTGAAAGAGCGAAGCTACGAGGAGCTTCTGGCTGAAGTCGATCGCATGCGTGCCGAGGGTCGCCTGCCGGCCCGACCGACTCGCGAGCAGATGATCGACTGGGCCTACGGGAACACCAAGATCGGGAACGACGATGTTACGATCGAGATCGTGGCGCGCGCCGTCGACGAAGCCTACGGTCATAGGCTTTGATCCATGGCTGCGGTGGCTCCAGCGAGATCCACTTGAAGGGATCGCGTCATGAACATCCTTAAATGGGCAGGCTTTAAGCGCTGGCTGACCGAGCAGTACGCCCACCTACTACCATCGCCCGATGTCGTCACTGGCTATCGTGAGCCGTTCCTTGGTGGGGGCGCGGTCGCTCGGCACTACCTCGGCAGAGCGCCGTGCTACCTGAGCGACCTGAACGCCGACCTGACCGCGATGTACCAGGCGGTGAGAGATGATCCCGAGGCGGTGATCGAGGAGCTCTCCGCGCTGCGGTACGCCGAGCAGACCTACTATAGCGTGCGGATGCTCTTCAACGCGGCTCGGGAGGCTCCTCGTGCGCTCCGTGCCGCCTGGTTCCTTTACCTCAACCGGACCTGCTTCAACGGGCTCTACCGCGTAAACCGGCGGGGTGAGTTCAACGTGCCCTTTGGCAAGTACACCAACCCCACGATCTGCAACGCGGAGAAGATCCGGGAGGCATCACGACTGCTTCAAGGGGTGACGCTGGAGTCGATGCCGTTCGAGTTGGCGCTCGACGCAGCTCGGGCGGGCGAGTTCGTGTTCCTTGACCCGCCCTACGTACCGATCAGCAAGACCGCGAACTTCGTGGGCTACCAGGCGAATGGGTTCGGACCGAAAGAGCAGCAAGCGCTTGCAGAGTGGCTGCCTGTTCTCGACCGGCGCGGAGTACGGTGGATGCTCACGAACGCCGACACGCCGGAGACGCGCGCGCTCTACGCCGGATGGAACATCCTGACGGCCAGTGTCCAGCGATCGGTATCGGCGAAGAGCACCAGCAGAGGGGAGGTCACGGAACTCGTCGTGATGAACTACCAGACGATGACCAGCAGCGTCCCGATCGGCGCCGGGCCTCGACATGGTATCTCGGAGTGTTCCGCGCGTGACCTCGCCCGTTTGGAGAGAACTGTATGAGCGACAAGATGAAGAAGTACGCGCGGGCCATTCAGGACGCGATTGATACAGACCCAGCTCTTGAAAAGAAGAACTACACGTGGTGCCTCAGAATGGTTCGTGAGAACATCGACGCCGTGAATGCCACGATCGACAAGAGCCTACCCAATCAAATTCGGCGGGAGATGATGATCGCGGAGTTGATCGATCGGATCAAGCCGCTTGCAGGGAGAAGGTCATAAACTGGGATATTCAGCGTATCATGGGCCCACAGAGTAGACGAGAAGGCGTATGAACCGCCGCGAGCATATCATCCAGCTTGGCGCCGCGATCCAGGCCTACCGCCAAAAGGCACAGGCGTTGACCGCCCTCCTTGCCGAACTGGAGATGGAGGTCGATCGGCTCATCGCCGAAGAGGATCTGTCCAAAGCTCAACCCCAGACCGCCACAAGCGGCGGCGATACGCTTCCAGATCGGCTCTGCGCAGTCCTCGACGGCGAGCCAGGAGTAGCGCTCACCGCCAAGGACTGCGTGCTTCGCCTCGAAGCACGCGGACGGATAGAGAAACTCGCTTCCGTCAGGACGACCCTTGCGCGGCTCGCCCACGCCGAGGGCCGAAGGGTCGGCAAAGTTTCCCGCGGTCGGTACCAGTCAATGAAGTAGGCGGAGGAGGATGACATGGGCCAGTCGATCAATGTGCTGTTGTACGGTGTCCGCGTTCCCGATGGTCTCGAACTGTCGAAACTCATCATGAAGTGGGAGAGGCACATCAGCCCCAAGGTGGAAGCCTACGAGGCGCGGCTCCACGGGCGGACAAACCACAGTTGGGGTCTCGCCCGGCAAGCGTTCGTGCCGGAGTACCCCCACCCCGACGACGCCGAGCCCGACGATCTTGTCGGGTTCTACGTTTGTCACGGCTACTACGACAACGCAGAGAGCCACCGATTTTTCGCGATGACATTCGCGGAGATGCGTCGCATGGAGCCTACGGCCAAGATCATCAAACGCTGCCGGCGCCGATGGTCGCGCTTCGCCAGGTGGGCCCGAAGGCAGGGCGTGGAGTTCGGTAAGGCTCGGATCTGGCGCACCCGGACGGAGGTCGCGTGAGTCACCATGGGCGCGAAAGGCGGCGCATAACAAAAGTGAAAACTTTCACACTTGTGAGCCACAAGTGTGAGCCTCGGGAAGGAGGGCCCATGCCCTACGCAGAGAACACCACAGTTCCGGTCGAGAAGAGCCGGGCTGAACTCGAGCAGATGTTGATGCGCGCTGGTGCGCTTCAGTACAGCACTAGCCACGACGTAGAAAAGGGTGCCGTGGCAGTTCAATTCACGATCGTTTCGGGTGGGGGCCTCGAACGGGTGAGGCAGTACCGGATTGTCCTCCAGCTCCCCAAGCTGGAGGACATCGCCAGGATGCGATCGAGGCGCACCGGCCGGGTCGTCACACGCTCTCCTGAGGAGACACGAAAGGCTCACGAGCAGGCCTGCCGCGAGCGCTGGAGAGCGCTCGTCCTGGCGGTTAAGGCGAAGCTCGTGCTGATCGAACTCGGCACCTCCAGCTTCGAGCAGGAGTTCCTCTCGAACCTGCTGCTTGAAAACGGGGAGACCGTGTACGAGCGGATAGAGGCCGGCATTCACCAGACGTATCTCACGGGTCGATCAACCCCACTTCTCAAACAAGGAGACGGTTCGTGATCCAGGACCAGCCCCCTCCCAAGCCGTCAATCGGTCGACCCATCTGGGAAATCGTGATCGAGGATGTCGAACGCCGACCTATGTCGAACGAACCGAGCGCGCGGCTCATGCTCGCCGACATGTGCGAGCGCGACGCCATCGGGCGCCAGCGCTACGGCATGCCCCTGATGGCGCACAACGGCCGCGCCCCGCTCGTCGATGCCTACCAGGAGTACCTCGATGGCGTCGTCTACCTCCGACAGGCGCTCGAGGAAGGCCTGCCAGTTCGTCATCTTTACGAGGATGCCTTGCGGCTCGCCCTGCATGTACGCGGCGCGATCGAAACTTTAGGAACAACCGATATGCAGAACACTGAGCTCCGGAGAGATAATCTGCTCGCAGAGGTTCGGGAGCTGCTCCAGCAGGCCATCACCAAGCACGGCAACGGCTTCCCCGGCGGGATGGGTACGGGTGTGGTCACCCGCGCCGAGGTCGAAGCGTGGCAGGCGAAGTGCGACGAAGCCCACCGCGCCGGCACCAATACGCTCTGGCGCGTGCTCACCGAAGAGGTCGCGGAGCTTGGCGCCGAGACGGACCCCGGGCGCGTCCGGGCAGAGCTGCTCGACGTGGTGACCCCGTGTCTGCGAGCCATCCTCCAGCTCGACGCGAGGGGAGGTCCCTGACGATGCCGCTCCAGGTCTACACCGCGCGCGTCGATTACGTCGGCCCCGACCGCCTCGACATCACCCGCGCCGGCGCCGACCGAGCGCGGAAGGCGGGGCAGCTCTCGCCTGGCGAGCCGTTCGCACCCTCGTGGAAGATTCTCGGGCCGGCGCTCGAAGCTCGCAAGCATGTGAAGGCATGGGCCGAGGCCGGCAACCTCGTCGTTGCCCTCACCGAAGAGTCGGCGCTCTGGGAGCGCTACGCGCCTGCGTACGTCGAGGAGATGCGCCGATCGTACAAGCGGTATCGAGCTGCCTGGAATGCACTACTTGCACGTGCCGAGGTCACGCTGTGCTGCACCTGCGTCCACCCCTCGCACTGCCACCGGTTTCTGCTCGCCGAGATCCTTGGAAAGCTTGGCGCCGAGCTGCGCGGCGAGCGCCCTCAGAAGGAGGCTGCATGAGCAACTCGATCCAATGGCCTGACCCCAATGCGACCTACTCGGAGATCCGAGCCTTCTACGAATCGAATCAATGGCACCCAACGGAGCCCGGCGACGAGATCCAGCACGAGGCGCCCGAGGTCGAGAACGGGCCCTCGATTGTGTGCAACGCCTGCGGAGTGGTGCGGGTGGCGCTCGATACGCCGTTCTGCAAGAGCTGCATGGAGCAGCTTGCGGCGGCCGGGGTGAGCACATGAGCACGCCCCTGGATACCTTGCGAGGCGAGGTCATACTGAGCGTGAAGGATCCGACCGCGCAGGATCTTCTCTGGGAGTACGCGCAGCGAAGGCGCGAGGTCGACGCGGAGTTCTCGGACGACCTGGAGCAGGCGCTTCGCAATGCTGGGTATGTGCCGACTACTCGTGCTCGCTGGCGAACCATCTCGAAACCCGGCGCAGCGATCGAGGCCTTCATGCTGGTCGAGGACGATGACCCGCATTGCCTCGGGAGCCCGGACCAGCCCCACGGCTCGAGGAGTGGAAGCGGGTGACGGAACCACTGGTTGGACTGCTCTGCGACGGCAGAACCACGGTTCACTGGCGTGGTGAATGGGTGCGGCTCAATGGTCGCGGACTGCTCGCGTATGCGGGGAATGAACTCGCGGAAAGGAAGAGGGTAGCATGAGTGTGAATATCGCTCGCGAACTCGCCACGGCCGGAGGCATCCCCGAAGAGCATCTATCCGCGGTAGAGGAGCGGGTATTCGTCGCGCGGAAGGCCGTCGAGATGTGCGCCAGGTTCCGGCCTATGGGTCGGGGGGACGAGATCCTCGTCCGGCGAGTCGTAGCATGCGCCGTGGCAGATCATCGCGCGGGACGTCTTGAGAGACTGGTCTAGTACGATGATCCTACTCTCTATTGATTCAGGTTCCACCTGCCTGCCTATCATCAGAATCGGAGTGATAACCATGTCCACCAAGACCACCGATCCCCGTGCCCGTATCGCCCGTATTCTCACAGAAGAGGCGTTCGACATGATCCGTGCTCGAGGCCGCGAGCAGCGCATGGGCGAGCCCCCGCCCGAGGTGCTCAAGAGCCTTCAGGCGTCGATTCCTCGCGTTGTCGCCGGTATGCCACCCGAGCGCGTCGAGCGACTGTCGCGGGCCACGGACGACACCCTCCGCGAGGCGGCCCGCGAGATATTCGCGCCCATGGTGGCCGAACTCGTGACGCCCGCGAACTGACCCCAGGATGGAGGACTCACCCATTCCGCGCAGGGATCGAATGAGTAGAGAAGCAGCCGACAACGCTTTCACCCCGGAGCTTTGCCCCGTAGCGGCGTCATGTCGCTGGTGTGGGACCGAGATCCTCCACGGGCCCGAGACGACCTACCTCGACGCAGAGCTCGGGTTCTGCTCCTCGTGCCCACCGACCGAACTACGCCCCGCACTCAGGGCGGGCATCGTGGCAGGTATGGGGTCTGCCCGCGATGAAGTCCTGGCTGCGAGTCTCTGGCAGAACCCCTACGGGTTTGGGTCCGACGCGTGGACCCTGTGGAAGCTCGGATGGTGGGCCGGGTTCTTTGCGAGCGATGACGATCCTGGGCGCCGAGCAGGGCGCTACGAGGTATCGGTGTGGCTCGGGCAATGGCGCCCATGCGGCGCGATGGATGTAGCATGAACAGCAACGATGCGCCGACCCTCTTCGACCTCACGTTCGAGCAAATCGAGGGGATCCGTGCCTACATTGAGACCATGCGCGCCATGGACGAGATCGAAGCACTGATTGCTGAGGCAATCCGCGCAGATGACTGCCATTATTGGGAGTCCCACCAACTGGCCGCGAACCTTCGCGACAAGGCCCGCGCGCTCTACGGATCCATCCAAGCCATGCGCGAAGTGCAGACCCCCTACGGCAAGGGAGTCGACTTTACGCTCACCCACCACGCCGATCGCTGGATGCAGATCGTGCAAGCCCTTTCGAGGTAGACCGACATGATTCTGTGGACATCCGAGGTCACCAAGGAAGACGAGCCCGAGTATCCGGAAATGGGTCGCCGATCCTGGCGCTGGGTTCTCGAGACCGACCTCTGGAGAGATGAGTCGGCGCTTTTTGGCGTGGGCATCGGGTTCACCCACCAAATCCTCTCCGGGGGACATGGTGAGACGTGGAGACCAGCGAACCATTACTACACCGTCTCTCTGACGCGGCACTTCGCGATCGGCAGTCACCACGCCTACTACGATGGACCGCATTGCTCGTTCTCGCTGGGCTTTCTGCACATCAACTGGAGCGGAGGCTGGTGCACCAAGTGCATGCCAGATGAATGACCATGAAGCTCAAGACTAGAGCCAAGAATCGATGACCGAACGGAGGTACACACCATGAGCGAGTTCCAGGTTCGCGTTGTCCAGATCGGCGCCATCGAGCGCCACCCGAACGCCGACAACCTCTCAATCACCCGGATCGGGGGCGAGGGCGGCTACCCCGTCATCTTGCGCACCGGCGAGTTTCGGGAAGGCGACAAGGCCGTCTACGTGCCTGTCACGGCCGTCGTGCCGGCCGATGATCCACGCTGGTCGTTCCTGCTCCCGAAGGGCACCGACGCGAATCCGACATGGATCGAGATCGAGGCGAAGAAGCTTCGCGGCGTCTTCTCGATGGGCATCCTCACGCCTGCCGATCCATCGTGGGAGGTAGGACGCGACGTCGCCTCCGAGCTCCGGATCACGCGCGCCGAAGCGCCTGAGCCCACCGAGGGGAACGAGCGCGACCCAGGGCTGATGCCGGTCTATACCGATCTCCCGGCGCTCCGTGCCTATCCCCATGTCCTTGCTGAGGGCGAAGAGGTCGTGATCACCGAGAAGATCCACGGGGAGTCGGCTCGGTACACGTACGGCTACGGTCGGCTCTACTGCGGGAGCCGAACGTGCTGGAAAGATCCAGCGAGCACCGTCCAACAGAGTCAGCACTGGTGGGAGGTCGGCCGCCGACTCGGGCTTGAGGAGCGGCTCCGATCCGTCGAGGGGTTCGGTATCTATGGCGAGGTCTATGGCGACGAGCGCGGGGTGAAGTACGACGCCACGAGCGATCGTCGCGGATTCCGGCTCTTCGATGCGATCGACTGCAAGCGCCGAGCGTATGTCGATTTCGACACCTTTCTCGCGCTCGCTGCGCGGCTCGAACTCCCCGTGGTACCGATCCTCTACCGCGGCCCCTGGAAGACATCGCTTCGCGAGTTGGCTGAGGGGAAGAGCACGTTCGCGGATCACGTGCGTGAGGGCATCGTCATACGGCCGGCGAAAGAGCGCTTCGACCCAGCAATCGGGCGGGTGATCCTGAAGCTCCACGGAGAGGGCTTCTTGCTCCGTGGGAAGAAGAGCCGATGACCGAGACGTCTGTTGTCAGAAGTACCCCCCCTGGCCCACGCGGAAACCAAGGCACCCCGATGAGATCCACGTCAACGGTCGGCTATCGGGGGCTCCGGGGGGATCCCCCGGCACCTCGGAGGGAGAGCACAGGAGTGCGCGACCGAGTTCTTGAGCAGATTGGGTCCATACCATGGGGGATCCAGAACGCCCCGCCGCTACTCGGCCGCGGTATCAAGAGGCTCTCCTCGGGCTCGGGCCATCGCTTTCAGCGGATCCTCTTCCCCCGCAGCGGGGATGCCGAACGCGGCAAGGTCCAGCCCCGGAGGGCGCACCCGAAAGAGGTTCGTCCGGTACTTGGATGCGCAAGGCCGGTACTCGATCCAGCACGGCCTGTCGCGCCCCTTCTTCTTCCGACCCTGGTCCGCATGGGGTCCGCGCAGGTCCAGGATGGCCTGCTCCACGGCGCTGCGGGAGAGGCTCGTGTCGAGCATGAGTGTGTGAATCGATGGGTATGCCCACCCGGTCAGGTTGTCAGCATGCATCTCGATGGCGATCAAGACGTGCTTCTCAACGTGCGTGAGGCTCGACGCCGCGATCGCGCGCATCACCGCGAAATGACGCGCAACGATACTCGGGCGCTTGCTAGAAAAAGTCCAGCGTGCTACCAACGCTCTGTCTCCGTGTTGAAGCCCTGGGCGTGCCGGCCAAAGCAATGCCCAGGGCTTTTTTCTTTTAGCACAGGTCGAGCTCATGGGTAAGGCGGATCGCGCCGATCCCGATCTCGGCGCCGCTGTGGCTGCCACTGGATCGATCGGGCCCGAGGCTTCGGCTCCACCTCGTCGAGGTACCCCAATAACGATCCTTGTCTGCGCGGTCTGCTCCTGGAGCGGACCTTCGGACGAAGCTCTTCCTGTCGAGGGACGTGGGGAGCGGTCATGCCCGAGGTGTCTTGTTGCACCTCTCCAGACCGAGAAAAAGAGCACTAAGAAGCATGATTCCTCTGGCGCAGAGAACTAGCCTGGATAGAATGGCTGTGCCGGTGGGTGTGCCCGGTACGCAGGAGGAGACGTGAAGCCCGGTACCATGTTCGTGGTACCGGACGGAGACGCAGACCATGACTCAGACCGACGACGATGATCCCGATGCGCGCGCAACGATAGCGCTGATCGTAGAGATGATTGCTCTACGGGCCGTAGAGGCGGAGGTACGCTCGCAGGTCCTGGTCCATCGCTATGGGGACCAGCACCCGCTGACGATGGTGCTCGCAGACCTCGACCGGGCCCGAGCCCTGACCGGGGGAATGGCTATCCCAGCGCCGGGAATGCCCCTTCGGCGCATCCCGCTCGAGGAGCTGGTCCAGGAGCTCATCCGGCGGGGGAAAGCTCTTCCTAGGCCATCCCTGGGCCCGCAGGAGGCGCAGACGTAGATGCATTGCCCCCCCGCATACGACCGCGGGGGACTCACCCGAGACATCACTGGCCGGAGACGCCGCTCGTAGCGGCCCCGAGCCTGACCTGACAGGAGATCATTCATCATCATGAACATCGCTGACATCGTTCGCAAACTTCCCGATTCGACGCTTGAGCGCCTCATCTCCGGGGCCGACCACGATATCAAGGTCGAGGTCGCCCAGGAGATCGGGCTGGCCGCCCTCTCAGGGTTCGGAAGCGCCTCGATACCTGCCCCTGCCCCGCGGGGGAAGCCGGGCCCGAAGCCTCGCGCTACCACGGCCGCTGCCCCCGTCGTGGCTCGGGCACGCCCCGCAAAGGCAAACGGGGTCGCTCCAGTGTCCAAGCCCAACGGCGCATCTAAGTCCTCAGCACCGAAGGCCAAGGGGCAGAAGCGCGACCCCGACGAGCTCGCCAGCCTCATCGAGCAGCTCTTCGATCACATCAAGACGAGCCCAGGCCAGGGCATCGAGCAGATCGGGAAGGGACTCGTGATCCCCACCAAGGATCTCGTCCTCCCGATCAAGAAGCTCCTGAAGGAGGGAAGAATCCGAACCGAGGGCGAAAAGCGCGCAACTCGGTACTACCCGGTCTCCGGAAAGGCCAACGGGGCAGCCCGAATCATGCGCAAGGCTCCCGGCGCAAGGAGCTACGAGCCCGACCTGGAGTCGACCAGCAACGGCATGGAGTCCGACGAGGTGGCGGCGGAGTGATCCCTGCAAGGATCGCCCTGCCTCATCTCGCGATCCTGGTCACGGGGTGATCGGTCTTCGGTCACCCCGGACCGCTGACATGGGGGCTGCATGGTCGAGTTCATCCGCGGCGACATACTGAAAGCCGAAGCGGAGGCGCTGGTCAATCCGGTCAACTGCGTCGGCGTCATGGGGCGCGGTTTAGCGCTGGAGTTCAAGCGTGCCTTCCCTGAGAACTTTCGTGCCTACGCGGAGGCGTGCAAGCGCGAAGAGGTGCAGCCCGGGCGCATGTATACGGTCGATCTCGGACGGGGGAATGCGAACCCACGCTACATCATCAACTTCCCAACCAAGCGCCACTGGAGGGGGATGAGCCGCATGGCGGACATCGAGAGCGGGCTCGAGGCGTTGGTTGTCGAGGCGCGGCGGTTGAGCCTCCGGTCACTTGCGATCCCCGCGCTCGGGTGTGGACTTGGTGGGCTTAACTGGAGCGCGGTCCGACGCCTGATCGTTGTGGCACTCGATGCGCTTCCAGAGGCCCGTGCCCTTGTCTACGAGCCCGTATGACCAACCGGTTGTAACAACGGAAACTTCGACATGAGCAACAAGAGAGTGGCCAACCCGAATGCACGCCATCTCGTGCTTTGTATTCAACCGATTCAGGTCAGGGGTGAGCCATGAAGAAAACGATCGACCTTGCAGCGATCGAGGCGCGAGCAGAGGCAGCGAAGAAGGCCTCGGCGCCGGGGCCGTGGGGCGTGTGGAGTTCACAGCCGGACCTGATCGTACAGACGGCAGACGGTCGCACGATTGCCGAGTTCGATGCACGCGGAGCGGGCTCGTTCGACACGGCCAAGTTCCTCGCTCACGCTTACGAGGACATCCCCGACCTGATCGCGAGAGTCCGTGAACTGGAGGCGACTGTCCGTAATCTGCTCTCGTCCACGGAGGATCGCGGTTACCTCGTCACGACCCCCGAAGCAGGGCGCCACGTCGCAACCTGCACCGAGGAGGAGGCCTACGCTTATCGAGCGAGCGGCTACAAGGTCGAGAAGATCGGGCCCGATGCGCAGGAGATCGCCCGCGAACAGCCCGTGTCCGACGGGGCTCCTGTCGCCGCAGGGCCGCGCCGTGAGGAGCCGAGGATCGAGGCGCCGCTCGAGATGCCCGACCGGGAGACGCTCGGGCGGATGGTTCACAACGCAACGATCCATTCCGGCCTCGTCGATGGCCCCGGGGATCTGTCCCTATGGAGCAAGCTCCACAGGGGTCTCCGGGAGGAATACTGCCGAATCGGAGAGATCCTCTTCAGGGCTGGCATGGATCACGTTCTCCGGGGCGCCCAGAAGATCCGGGAGGGCCGGTGACGGATCTCCGCGCTTGCGCTGTTGCCGCTCACTCCCGGGCCGGCGGTATCTTTCTCGGCGATAACCTTGACGTGATGCGCCGGCTATTCGATGATCATCAACGCGTCCACCTGACCTACGCCGATCCGCCTTACAAGACGGGCGACGACTTTTACTTCAAGCCTCGTGGCGGAGGGCCCCGCGAATTCGCCTTCTCGGATCGCTGGCCCTCACTCGACGCCTACCTGACCGCGCTCCGGGAGCGGCTCGTGGCCGCGCGCGATCTTCTAACCGAGGACGGGTCCCTCGTGCTCCACGTAGACCCCACCCACGGCCACGAGGTGAGGCGAGTGCTTGATAGCGTATTCGGCCCGGCGTGTTTCGCGAACGAGATCATTTGGCGTTACCGGCGCTGGCCGACGCCGGCACGGTCGTTCCAGCGCATGCATGACGCCTTATTCCTCTATCGTAGGAATCCGAAGGCGGAGCCTCGCTGGACGCAGCTCTATGAGCCGCTGACGCCATCCACAATGGCCAGATTTGGCGACCGAAAGAAGTACAAGTTCAACGACGGCGATCGTGTACGCTCAGTGGTTACCGATGAACCATCTCCGGGATCTCGCATGTCCGACGTATGGGATATCCCGATCATCGCACCAGTATCTCGAGAGCGCACCGGCTACCCGACGCAGAAGCCCAAGGCATTGCTCGAACGCATCATCTCCGCGTGCTCCCACGAGGGGGACACGGTGCTCGATCCCTACTGCGGGAGCGGCACCACCCTTGTCGTAGCCAAGCGGCTCAGACGAACCGGCATCGGTATCGATATAAGCCCCTTGGCGGTCCGCGTGTCGCGAGAGCGGCTAGGGCTGAGGGAGACAGCATGAAGGTTCTCGTGGATCGCTACTGCGATGGATCCCCTGTCAATCGAGATCGGAGCGACCTTGCTTCAGGTTGTGACTACGGCGATGGTGATGGCCGCCCATGCACAGGACATCGACTCGAGATCCACGTCGGGTCGCTGCTTCCTGGAGAGACTGGGTACACATGGCCGGACGATACGGGACTCGAGCCCGTGGCCCGGAGAGCACTCGGATGCATCGCGGAGGAGTCAGCATGATCTACTACGCATTGATCAAGCAGGTGGGCGAAGGCTGTGACTACACGATCGGTTGTGGTCGCAACTGGAAACGGCTGGAGGCCACCACGCTGGAGGAGGCTACACAGGAGGCGCTTACGAGTGTACATATTACCGACTTCGAAGTGTCCAACGAACGACAGCCGACCCGCGAAATCGAGTCCATCCAGCTTCTTGCCGTGGCAGAAGAGCACGATCTGAGCGCTGCTATCGAGTCAAAGGTACAGGAAGACATCCAAGCTTGGCGGGAGCAGCAACGCGCGGCGAAGCTGGAGCAACTCAAGCAACTCCAGCGAGAACTCGGGGAAGGGTAGCAAGCCATGGGCATGCTCGACAAGATTCGCAAGGCACTCGATGAGCATGAGGACGCCATCGACGGCATCCTCAAGCACTATCCCCCAGTGACAGCCACAGGGGAGGATCCGGATCGGCTGGTCAGTCTTCACGGTGAGCCTCATCCTCTCCGCCCCCTGGTCGATCTCGCCGCTGCACTGGCCCACATCTTCTCGCCCGATGGGCAGGCTGTTCTCGTAGGCCTTTCCAGGGCCAGGATCGACTCTCTTGTGCGAGAGGAGAGACGGCGCGGAGTCCCGTTCTGTGAACAGCGAGAAGCGGCACTGCGAGCCATGTCGGCGGGGGCAGGACAGATCCGTACGCCCACTGAGCCCATTATTCTGGCCGCAGCGGAGGCTCTAACGGTGTACGAATCGACCCGGCCCGCGTACGGATTCAGAGAGCCCATCAAGAGAGCCAGGGGGCACGCGCAGGCGATCCACTCACTGGCCTTCAGGCTTGATGGTGAGGGATATGTGGACATCGCTATCGCTCGATATGAGCGAGCAAGGTCCCAATGAAGTACAAGCAGATGGTCCCCAAGCATGTCGAGGAGTACTGGAAAATCAGCCGCGCGACCCGCGATCTCTGTCACAAGGACCTCAGCAAGGACCGACGCAGGTGGGAGATGTCCGAGGTCACCATCGCGGCGAATATCGGCGACTTCTTCCCCGAAGGGGATATGCGCCAGCACTACGAACTCGACTGCTGCGCCGAATGCTTCCTGAAGCGAGTGAAGCCGGCCCTGGAACAGGCTCTCGGAGTCGAGTTCCGAGAGCGCCGCACCGAAGAGAGTGACCTGGAGTATGCGGCTATCGATGCGGAGGCGCGATGAGTAACATTGCATGGACGACCAGAACCCTCCACGAGATTGGATACACGATCCGGGGTCGTCTTGACGAGAATGGGTATTACGTCGAAGTGGAAGCGTATGAAATGTCCGCGAGTAACCCGGTTCTCTTTCGCAAGAAGAACTCCTCCACGGCGAAAGACCGATATATCGAGGACCTGGAGAATGCTGAACGATTTCTGAGTGGCCATGTGAAGTGGGACGGCTGCTCGAATCTGTGCATCGACGAGTGCTACGACGGTTCCAAGATGCACTTCTGCGGCAAGAGCGACGCGACGAAGATCGGTGTGCTCCTTGGAGCCATCTACGATCTGGCGTACGATCTCATGCCCAACGCAGACTGGGAAAGAGAAGAGCGATGACCTCGATCCTACGAACAAGGGAGCATCGCCCCTGTGGTTTGACATGAATTCGTGCTTGGTGTGGGGGTGGTAGAATCGAAGGATTCTTGCAATGACTATGACTGACGACCCTCTCTACATCGTCCGACGACTCTCTCCCGAACGCCCCTACTACGCCTCAGGAAGAGGCTGGACCCATCGGCTTGCTCTGGCTTGTCGGTACACCGATCGATCGCAAGCCAAGCGAGCCGCTGCAACCCTCTCGGCCGATCTGAAAGAGCCGGTGGAGGTCCGTAGACTGAAGAGCCGCGCCGTCCATACCACGGAGGCTCCCTCATGAAGACACGCGATCGCGATCGACCTCTTGACCCACGGTCCGATACAGGCCGAGGACTCCTGCGACTCTTCACCATGGTCGTCCGGAGAGCCCTGGAGGATGAGGAAGGCGTCGATCCTGCGGAGTTGCGGGAGGTCGCGGTGGCCTGCCTCGGAAAGGCTCATGGTGCCCCGATGGCTGAGGCACTCCGTGAGGAGTTGAAGGCGAACTAGATTCGGAAGACCAATGGCAAAGAAACCGAGCAGCAAGGAAAACATTCTCGGGGCCATCGCGGCGCAGTCCGGGCACACGTTGCCCGCCGGATTGCACGCCGCGCTGAGGAAGCTTCCCAGGTCGGAACTCGTTGCGCTTCGCGACTTCCTCGAGAAGACCTTCGTGCGGAAAGCCTTGATTGAGACTCCGGGGAGAAGATCATGATCGACCCACTCCTCTGTCAGGTGCCGCGATCCCCGGAAGAGGTCCTCGCTCGCCTTGCTCTCGTGCATCTCGGTCGATTGTTCGCATGGGCTCGCGGGATGCGGCTGGATCCCTATCGGCCCACGGCCCGTGACGTGGCGCCTCTTGTCCGCCGCTACTACGAAGACCTTGGGAATTGCGCAGGCGGAAGCCTGCACATCGTGTTGGATGACAACAATATGGACGACGATAGTGTTCGGTTCTGCATCGAAAACGCTATCGATCGAGAGGACCTCGAGGGGCTCTCCCTGGGGATTGTGCTCCTCAGCCTAAGCAAGACGCAGCGGATCAAGGCGGGCACATTGCGCTAAACCCAAGAAACACCAGCGCCCCCCATCGCGCGAACAATGGAGGGCGCATTCACTCACCCAGGTCACCGGGCCAGCGACCCCATACTACCCTGCCGGGATCCATCCGGCAAGAGGAGGTCGCTGTGCAGCCTATCTCGCCGCCCGATCATGTTTACGTGGGTCGCTGCCCCGGTCGCTGCCCCGAGTGCGCCGCCGTCGTTATCCCACGATCGCTCCGCGAGGGCCGGCGCGTCTTCGCCTGTGCCTTCTGTGGTCTTATGGTCTCCCCGGGCTTCGTCGTTCGCTGCCCGGACTGCGGGGCCCGTGCGCGCTTCGAGGCTGGTGCCCTGACCTGTCCCGCGAACTGTCCACCGGTCCCCACGGCTCACCACGAGCCCGCAGCAGCATGGGAGGCCTGCCACACCGAAGCGGCGGCCCGAGAGACGCCGGAGGCGTGGGGCCTTCGTGGAGTCGGGTCCTGGGATCGGTACGCGCGGTCGGGGCTCCTTGCGGAGGAGTGGGGCGCCCCAGGCCCGCTGGTCGAAGAGCGAGACAGGAACGGAGTCTTCCTGGGGATGTGGGCCGCGCCTGGACATCTGGGCCGTCGCGATGAAGACCTCGATGCGGAGCGGTCGGACAACGAGGGGCGATGCGACGAGATGAAAGCCGCGCTCGACGACTTCGCCAAGGCGATACGCCGATCCCCTCCGCTCCCGAAAGCGGGCCCACGATGGTATCGCTTCCTCGCCGCTCGCGTCTGGACGCTTCTCCGCGAAGTACTCGGAGATCTCGTCGCGGTTCTCGTCAACGCCGTGCTGCGCCGGGGGAGCACGTACAGCGACTTCGGCGAGATCGTCCGCTTTCGGCAGGTACGAGCCACCCCCTATGGATCGTATCGAGGTGCCATCGCTCCAGCCCTGGGTGTGGTCAATCCCGAGGCGACATCGCGCGGAGGCTCCAGTCCTCTGGCTGCCATCGCCTCCGTCCCGTACAAGCACCGACTCCCTTCGGGCGTCGTCTTCGGGCGTATCGCTGTCCACCCCACGCCCCCCTCGCCAGCCTTCGCCCGCAGCGATCGACCCACGGGCCACCTCGATGCGACGGCCTGTGCCGAAACTGCTCGCGTGGGTGGCCAGTGGATCCCTGTTCGACTCAAGGCCGATGGCACCGTGGAGCGCCCCGCCATCTGCACGGGAGGCCGCCCCCTCACTCCCCTGGAGCGCTACCTCCTGGAACTCTGCGACGTCGGTGTCTCTGAGGCTGGAGATTGGGTCCGCCTGAAGCCTACCGAGGCGCTCCGACGCGCCCAACACCTCCGCCGCGGTGGGGCCTGGGTCTTCCCCGAAGCCCGCCGCCTGCTCCTGGGGGAGGCTCCCGCGCTGGTGGCTCGAGCTCGAGCCGCTGCCGCCGAAGCCCTTGAAGCCTGGGGACTCATCCCACGCATCCCGCCGAAACCTCGAAAGGCCAAGGACTCTCGTGACGTCACAGCCTCCCCGCCCGCTCCCCTCCGTCCCTCCTTCGCTTCGGAGAACCACCTGTGACCGATATCCTTCGCGAATGGATCGATATCGCCGCAGCGCTTGAGGTCTCCGAAGACACGGCCCAGCGCTATGCTGCCCGCCCCTTCGATCCCCTGCCCGTGTACTACGACCACGCCGGGAGGCCCTGTCTTCGGCGGGACGCTGTAGCTGCCTGGATCGATCGGCAGAGCCTTTTCTATCACTCCTACCACGCTCTCAAGGCGATCGGTCAGCTCCCGGGTCAACGGCGCGCTCGCGGCGAATCTCCACGGAAACGTCCACCGCGTGCCATCGCCAAGAGAGTACGAGCCCGATCCTGATGCGGTCCAGTGCAGCCCATGCGCTGTAACCTCGCGAAATCCCTCACGAAGAAAATCGACCAATGCGGCACCATGCGGCTTGCACACGCTCGAAAACACTCGTACATCGCTACTAGGCTCGAGCCGCGTTGTCACCCGCTTGCACGCGGCCCTCACCGATGACCAGCGACGAAGCCATCGCCTGGCTCGAGGATCGTAAGCAGGTCCAGATCCAGCGAGAAGCTACCCGAGCCTACCAGGGGCTCCGACCCGCCTGGTAGACCAGAACCCATTACGCGCCGAAGACCCCACAGCCCTCCGGGGAAGACCGGCGCACCCTCTTCTGACCCCAGGGCGACCTATCCCTATCCGAGCCTCTATGACCCTCACATGTTACCATCCTCAAACCACGGTCGACCTCGACATCACGCCGCGCTGGTGGCGATGTAGTGACATGAATGGCGCCGATGTCCTCCTGGCGATCCGGTCGCACCCGCTCTTCCGTACCTCGACGGAGGTCCGTATCGGAGTTCATGGTGTGCATCTGAGGGTTCTCGCGGTCAAGGAATTCTCGTTGGACGACCTGGCTCTCCAGCGAGCTGATCTCGTGGAGATCCTCGACCGACTCGCCGAAGGAAATAACGAGCGCCTCCGAACCCTGGAAGTACGTCAAGAGACCCGTCGAGAACGTCTACCCTCCGCGGTGGCCTAACACACGGGCGCCGAGACGATCGGCGCACCCTCTACCCTAACCAATGGCCGACGCCCCCTGCTGTCCCGTCGGCGGTCGCCACGACGCTGCGGAACTCAACGCCGCCTTGCTCCAGGTTGGACAGGACGGTGCCGAGAGCCTGAGCGCCATTGCGCGTCGGACCGGCCTCGCTAAGTCGAGCCTGTCGAGGCACCGAAACGATTGCCTCGGGGGAGCCGGTGGGGTGCCCTCAGAGGGCCAGGAAGAGCCCCCTTCCTCGCGTCCAGAACGCCCCGTTCCACGAGCGCCGGAACGTTCCAAGACGGTTCGGAACGCCGCTGGAACGGGCTCTGGAACAGGCATCGTGGGGCTCCACGTCCCGAACCCTGGCGACGACCCGAAGACGGCACCTCGCAAGATCGCTCAGGTCGAGCTGGAAGCCTCGGCGATGGCGCTCCGGAAGAAGGGATGGTCGAACGCCGACATCGCCCGGAAGCTGCAAGTGGCACCGGCGACCGTGGCCGATGCCTTGGAGCGCGTACAGATCCGCTTGGCCCTAAGAGCCGAGAAGGATGCCACCGATTTGGCCGACGATGCTCGAGCCCTTCGAGGCCGAGCCATGGACCTGCTCGAACAGGTCCTCGCGGGCAGCGACAACGGCAAGGGCGTCCTCGTCGTCGACTACAAGGCCGCGGGGCTGATGCTCCGCGAGGCTCGGGGAAACCTGGAACTCGAGGCCAAGATTCTGGGGCAGATCCAGCCGCCAAGCACCACGATCAACCTCTTCGGATCCCCGGACTGGCAGAAGCTTCGCGACGTGATCCTCGACACGCTCATCCCGTTTCCGGATGCCCTTGCTGCTGTAGTGGCCGCCATCGAGCGTGTCCAGAACGGTGGCGACGATGGCGGAGGCGGCGTGGTGATCGAAACGCAGGCAGCCTGACCCATGGCGGCATCGAAGCGGGCCACGAGGTCCGGGCCGTCCATTGCCGACGACTTCTTGGCCAAGGCCCGAGAGCGGCTAGCCCAGGCCGCTGGCCCTCCTATCTGGCAACCCCACGAGGGTCCGCAGAAGGATTTCTACACATCGACCGCCGATGAGGTGTTGTTCGGCGGTGCGGCTGGGGGTGGGAAGAGCATGTCCGCCGTGGCGCTTCCCATTCCGTGGGTAGGTCACAGCGATCTTCGGTCGCTGGTACTTCGGCGACGAACCGACGACCTTCGAGACCTGCTCGACAAGGCCAAGAAGGTCTACAAGTACGGCCAGAAGACGGGCGTTCGACCTTTCACGCCCGCCTGCCCCGACGCCCACTTCATCAACTCCCCGCCCTATGAGTGTCGCTTCCCCGCGGGTGGCATCATCTACTTCAACCACTGCGAGGACGCGAACGACTGGGAGAAGTACCAAGGGCAGGAGTACCAGATCATCGTCTTCGAGGAATTGACGCAGTTCACTGAGCGCCAGTACCTCGAGATCAAGTCGCGGTTGCGCTCCGGTTCGCCCGGTCTTCCGCGCCTTGTCCGAGCGACCACGAACCCCGGCGGCACCGGGCACGAATGGGTGTTCAAGCGGTGGCGGTGGTGGCTCAATCCCGAGGCCACGATCCCCGGACGGGCCCCTCGTGTAGGTGCTGACGGGAAGCCCCTCCCGCCCGCGGCGCCCGGCGAAGTGCTGTGGATCTGGCGCGATGAGCACGGGGAAGAGCACGTGGTTCCACCGGGCCATCCGGACGCGACCTCGCGCACCTTCATCCCGGCGCGGCTCGAGGACAACCCCACTCTCCTCGCTGAGGATCCCACCTACCGCACGAAACTCCGGGACTTCGACCCGGTTCGGAGGGCGCAATTGGAGCGCGGCGACTGGCTAGCAAAACCCGGAAAGGGTCGCTACTTCCGCCTGGAGTGGGTCACGATCGTTGACGCGTGCCCATCCGACACGCGCTTCGTTCGAGCCTGGGACAAGGCCGCCACCGAGCCCACCCCACAGAATCCGGATCCTGACTGGACGCGAGGCGTTAAACTCGGCTACTCGCACAGCACGGGCCGGTACTACATCGCCGATCTCGCGAGTACACAAGCGGCCCCCGGCGTCGTAAAGGCGCTGATCAGGAACACCGCCGAGCTTGATGGCAAGGACGTCCTGATCCGTCTCGCCCAGGATCCGGGCCAGGCCGGGAAGGCCGATGCAGCGGATGACGTGCAGAAGCTCGACGGATTCACCGTCGTGACAGCGCGGGTCACGGGCGACAAGGTGACCCGGTTCGGCGGCTTCTCCTCGCAAGCTGCTCCGCAGAGCACAGGCGGAGTCCAGGGCCGCGTCTGCCTCGTTCGCGGCCCTTGGAACAAGGAACTCATCGACGAACTCGAGGCGTTCCCCGAGGGCGGCCACGATGACATCGCAGATGCCCTCAGCGATGCCTACGACGAGGTGCGCAAGCTCCCGCCTCCCGCACCCCCTCCGCCCCCGCCTATGCTCGTCCACCTGGACGAATCACCGATCGGATTCGGCTGACGGCGAGCCCCTCAGGTCGGGCCGTCGGGCGATGATGAACGCCGCCACGCTGGCCAGATCCCTCGGGTTCAGCCGGCGCTGAACGGCGGCCTTCTTCACGGTGGCCACCGAGCAGCCCGCTGCGGCGGCGATGGTCGAGAACCGCACCACGAGGAGCGCCTCCTCTCCGCGCTCCCGGTGATGGCTGAGAGCGTTTCGGGGGTTCTGCCCCGGCCCAAGTCCCTGACGCATACGTTGATTGTAGCCTACAAGTAGAGAACGCACCACCGCATGCCCCTCCACCTCGCCACCCTTCTCGCTGATGCCGCTCAGGCGGCCCAGGATGCCGCCAGGCGCTCTGCGTCTGCCGTCTCCGCGCCCGTGGACCCAGCCGAGGTGGATCGGGTCTTGATGCGTCTTCCTGAGCGGGCGGCGCAGGGGCGCGGGCGAGACCCGGAGGCAATCGGCTTCCTGCTGATCGAGCCGACGGACGGCTGCATGCCGAGCCTGATCCAGGCGGTGCGCACCCGCCTCACGACCGCCGAGGTCCATGCCGAGGTCGTCTACGACCCGTCGAGTCTTCGGATGCGCGCGATGGGTCTCTCGGTCGGCTATGCCTCCCTCTTCGTGGCAGCCGCGAAGACGCGCCGCGCCTCCGTGGTTTCCGAGGTCGAGCTCCTCTGGAAAGAGCGCGCTGGGTCGGCAGCGATTGCCCTGCACCGAGCAGATGCCAGTGAGGATTCGCTGAGTCTGATGGCGCCCGACCCTTGGGGATCGACGGCACACGCCTGGATTGCCTCCAATGGCTGGCAGGAGCGGAGTGCTACCGAGCTTGTCGCCGAAGCAGCCTCGGCGCTCCGTCTGCCTCGGTGGACACTGGAACAGGTCACTCGGCTATGGGGCGAGGTCGCGGGCACAGACGCCGAGGTCTACCCCGCTGCGGGTCATTACAAGGGCGCCTACTACAGCATGGTCCCCTCGCTCCACTTCGCGGCTCAGGGACGAGCCTGGGATGTGGACATCGAACAGATCCGGGGTCTGGATGCCGATGAACTTGTGCTGAGAGCCGCGGAGGAATGCGGGCTCTCCAAGAGGGTCGAGGGTCCGGCTGCACTCTCTTCGACCTCGACACAGGCCACGGGTGTGCCGCTGAACGCGCAGAACGGTCGCAGGCGCCGCTGATTCGATTGTGCCGATAGGGCCCAGGGCCCTCCGCCATGGCCCTCTTCGACAATCTACGTTCCACCTTCGCCGAGCTCTACTCGGTGGCCGGGGAGCGAATCGGCCATCTCTTTGCCGGTCGCTTCCTCCCCGCGAATTCTGGCATCCCCGGCAAGGAACGCGATGGGACTCATGACCTCGAGCGCACGGTTGCGCCGTGGCCCCAGATCGATCGCTGGCCGATCCTTCTCGGGTCGAATCTCACCTTCCAGTACCTCGCCTCGGTTCGGCGACTCTGCCAGCAAGGCTATCGACAGCAGTACGTCGATGTCCTCAATGAGCTGCTGGAGAAAGACCCGCACGCCTATGCGGTCTTGGCCCAACGGATCCTGGCGGTCTCTGGAGGCTCTGTCGAGATTACGGCAGCCGAGCTTCCCGAGGATGCGAACGATGCTGAGAAGGATCGCGCCAAAGAGATCCGCTCGCTGGTCGAGCAGCGCATCCAAGCCATCCCCGCGCTGTCGCAGGCGCTCTTCGCGCTCCTCTGGGGCATCTACTACGGGCTGACAGCGGCGGAGATCCAGTGGGATCGCCGGAACGATGGATGGTGGATCTCCGGCCTGGAGATGATCCACAGCCGGCGGCTCAACTACCCGGATCAGAATGCGTGGGATCTCCACGTCTGGGATCAGGGAGCCGTTCTGCCCTTCGCTCCCGTCGCCTTTCCAACCGAGGGTCTCTACGGTCTTCGAGTCAAAGACTACCCGGGCAAGTTCCTGATCTTCGGGGACGGGCCCTCGTACCGAGGCGACTATCCGACCCGTGAGGGGGTTGGCCGCCAGGTCGACTACTACATGGCCATCAAGCAGATGGCTGTGCGAGGCGCGACCCAATACGTCGAGCGCTTCGCGAAGCCGTGGGCGCTCGGCTACTACAACACCAAGGGCCCCGATGGGAAGGATCGCGATGCTGGCGAAAGCGATAGGACCGCACTTGACGCTGCGCTGAAAGGACTCGGGATAGGCGGCCTCGCGAGTGCCGCACTCCCCTCCAGCGTCCGAGTCGAACTCCAGGGTCCCGCGGTCGGCGGGAGCGGCGGTGGTCGTAGCAGCATCAACCAACTCACCCTGGTCAAGCTCTGTGACGATCAGGTCTCCAAAGCGGTGCGCGGTGGCACTCTCACTACCGACGCTGGAGAAAAGGGCGCTCGATCCCTTGGGCAGGTGCACCAGGAGGGCGATCTCCGGAACGCTCGCTACGACGCCTCGATCCTGGCGCAAGCCCTCAAAGAGGATCTGGTCTGGTGGATCGTCCACCTGAATTGCCCCGGCGAAGAGCGACTCTGCCCCGGGGTCAAGATCCACGTCGAGCAGGTCTCTCCGGAGCAGATCCTCGAGCGCGCAGCAAAGATGGCCGCCCTCGGCGCGGGCCCCGATGCTCAGTGGCTCGCCGACAAGTTGGGCCAGAAACTGGCTGACCTCACGGAGGAGGGCGCGCGCCGACTGGCCCCCATCAAGCCGGTTGAGATCGGGATGCTCGACCCGCCCAAAGAGACTGCTGACTCTGTGGCGGAAGGCATTCAAGCGCTTGCGGCCCATCTTGGGATCACCCTCACACCGACTGTCAAGAACGCGGTGGCTGCCCTTTCGCGAGAGCGCGCTGCCCAGTTCCTCCGTGAACTCTTGATGTCCGCCGCCAAGTCCTCTGCCGATTCGTCGGCACCGATCGTGACACCCCAGTCCGACCCCGTGAACGGCGCGCCTCCTCGGTCGCCGGCTCTCCCCATACAACCGACCACCGATTCCCACGAGGAATAAGCAATGGCTTCCACGATTGCTGCCGTCGATACCCAGCGTATCGGCAACTACCCGCCCGAGATCGCCGCCACCCTGAAGTCGGTTCGCGATGCTGCGGTTGTCGATATCGAGGCGCTCCAGGCCTCGATCGGCGCTCAGGACTTCAAGAACTCCGTCGTCTGCGCCACGACCGCGAACCTCAACGCTACGCGGTCTGGCAACGTGCTGACCGCGACCGGCAATGGCGCCCTCGGCGCGATCGATGGTTACACCGTGGTCGCTAGCGATCGCATCCTGGTGAAGAACCAGAGCACCGGCGCGGACAACGGTATCTATACCGCGACCAACCTCGGCTCTGGGTCCACGCCGTGGGTTCTCACGCGCGCCACCGACGCCGACTCCAGCGCCGAGGTGACGCCGGAGATGATCGTCTATGTGGAGCGCGGTTCCGTCAATGCGGATACGCAGTGGATCCTCGACGTCGACAGCGCGATCACGCTGAACACCACGACACTGACGTTCGTGCAGCATCGAGGTCTTGCCACCACGGCGCCCGCCGACGTCACGAAAGCTGCTGCTGCTGTCGGCACGTCGCTGACACTGGCCCGTAGCGATCACAAGCACGATATCTCCACGGCAGTGGCGGGGACGATCGCGATCGGCGATGCCGCCGCGGAAGGCTCGGCCACCTCGCTCGCACGCAGTGACCACGTGCACGCTGTGCCCGCACCTGCGGCCCCGGCGAACGTGACGAAGGCTGCTGCCTCTGCGGGTGCGGCCACTACGTTTGCTCGTGCCGACCACAAGCACGACATCACGACGGCCGCAGCAACCACCGTAGCCTACGCGAACGCAGAGGGCTCGGCCACTTCGCTAGCGCGCAGCGATCACGTCCACGCGCTCCCGGCGCAGGCCGGCGCGATTCGCTCGGTCCGCGGCGTCGTCCAGTCGAACGTGGCCGATCTGAACTCGTTCGCAGTCGCCACCCACGACGGTCTCACGTTCGTGGAAGGCGATCGGATCCTCCTGGCTCACCAGACGACCGGCGCTCAAGATGGGATCTACACCGTCGGTGCCGTAAGCGGTGGCAATGCCCCGCTCACTCGCGCATCGGACTGGGCGGCTGCTGCGGTGCTCGCGGCGGGCACCGAGGTTCTCGTTAACGAGGGCACCACCTTCGCGGGTACCGTCTGGGTCGCCACCGTGGCTGGAGCGATCACCGTCGCCACCACGTCGCCTGCCTTCTACCCGCGCGAATACTGGGGCACCTCCGCGGCGCTCTCGGGCACTCCCGGCACGGCAGCGATCTCCAATCTGTGGATTCTGCACGCCACCCGCTCCACGGTGATCCTCACCCGTCGAGCTCCGGCCGGCACGACCGGCGATCTCTCGTTCGGGACCCTTACGGCGGGCCAGGGGGACGGCTCGTTCACGATCACATCGACCGGGAACGAGACCAGCACCGTCGACTACGTGATCAAGAACCGGGCGTAGTCCGTGCCCGCGTTCAACCTCGGCCCCGGCGACGTCCACGTCGATGCGCCGGTGGCCGCTGTACGCCCCAAGAAAGCCGCCATGGCTCCGCCAAAGACCATGAAACCGCTCTCCACGAAGAAGCGCAAGGCGCTGCCCCAGAACGCCTTCGCCTGGCCGGAGAAGCGGGCCTACCCGGTTCACGATGCCTCCCATGCGCGCAATGCCATGGCGAGGCTCGAGCAGCAGAAAGCCTCCCTTCCTCGCGCTACCTACGAGCGCATTAGGGGCAACATCCTGAAGGCGTACCGTCGTTTCGGTATCCAGCACGAGGAGTCGAAGAACAGCGCTGCTCCTCTCCGGCGCGGGCGGCTTCACATGCGGTTCGATCTGATCCCCGGTGGGGGGCATCGGGTCGAGGTGATGCACGGCTCCGATGGCGTGGACGTTCGGCTGCCTAGCATCGAGCTCGATGAGACTATCACCGAGAGCCTCGACCCCGAGCGGGTTGCCGCGTTGGAGGTGCAGGCGAGCGAGGCCGAGACCACGGGCGATGCCGACAAGGCGACAGCTCTCCGCGCGGAAGCAGCGAGCCTCCGGGCCAGCGATGCCGCGAGCCATCTCGTCTGGATCCAGGTGGCCAAGGTCGGGACGTTCAGGGGGCATCCTGCTGGCCCCTTCGAGCTGACCCCAGCGATCTTCGATGAGATCGTCCGGAACTTCGACGCCACCGAGAACCGACGTATTCCGATCGACTTCGAGCACGCCTCCGAGTCCGAGCCGGCCGAGGGGAGCATTCCAACCGAGGGCGCTCCGGCGCAGGGCTGGATCCTACGGCTCGAGAACCGTGGCGCCGCAGGTCTCTGGGGGCTCGTGGAATGGCTCGAGCCGGCTCGGACCTACATTCGGCAGAAGAAGTACCGCTACTTCTCTCCGGCCATCCGCTTCGGCGCCAAGGACCGAGTGACAGCCAAACCGATCGGGGCCCGCATGACCAGCGGCGGCCTCACGAACAAGCCCTTTCTCGACGGCATGGTGCCGCTTGCCGCCAAAGACACCCAAGCCTCCTCGCCGGCAACTACCACCGCCGCACTCGGAGATACCATGATCCACAAGACCGCCCCTCCAGGCGACATGAAAGCACGTCTCCGCGCTGCGCTCCGCATGGGCGAACTCGCGGAGTACGCCGACATGAAGTGCATGGTCGCGCGTCTTCGCTCCATGGCGGAATGCGCGACCGAAGACCTGATGGCCGAGACGGACGGCCAGGTGGTCGACCTAAAACCCTACTGCGCCGATCTGCGGGCATGCATGTCGCTGCCCGTCACGTCGACCATCGGCGACATCCTCGATGCTGTCGAGGAGATGATCGAACAGGCGCTCGAGCGCCATGAACAGGAGTATCATCCCATGTCAGATACCGCCGAGAACGGCGCCGAGATCGCAGTGAAGCTCGGCGAGGCCAATGCAAAGGTCACGACCCTGACCGATGCCAACAGGAAGCTCGAAGAGCAGAGCGCTGCGTTGTCGCTGAAGCTCAAGGACGCTGAGAGCAAGGTCGCCCTGGCCGAGCAGCGCGCAGCAACGGCCGAGGCCGAGGTCAAGACCCTCCGTGATGAGATCGCGAGGCGTGACGACCAGGCCGTCGAGGAGCGCGTGAACACCGCCTTCGAGACGTACAAGGACGTCAAGAAGCTCGGAGACGCGGAGAAGAAGGCGATGCGGATCCTGCTCAAGGCGGACCGCGCGACCTTTGACGAACTCTACCCGCCCGTCCCGCCGTCCCAGCAGCACCTCCTTCGCAATGTCGCCACGCAGCGCCAGGGCATCCCGGCGCAGACCCAGGGCGCCACGGCGCTCATGGGCGGTGCGGCGGCCCATCAAGGCGCCACCACGATGCGCCAGCAACCCGTGGCAGTGGATGCCCCCGGCGCCCTCGGCGGCCAGGCGATGAGCCACATCGAGATGCTCACGCTCGCGGATCGCCTCCAGAAGGAGCGCGGGATCTCGAGGGAGCAGGCGCTCAACCTCGCTTTCGTCACCGCGAAGGGCTCGCTCCGCACGCAGTAAGCGGCGCGCTCCTCCACGACTACCTGTCTCGTCCCAACGCCCGCTCTCGACGCGACGGCGAAGGGATGAGTCCGTTCTCCGCCAAACCCCGTGAGGGGTGACGGCCAATCGACCCCTCACAGGAGATTGCAAGATGCCTGCGACCGAATTCGGGAGCATCCCGAACATCGATCTTACGTTCAAAAACTACGGCGCCTCGGACATCGCCGCGAACCTCGTCGTCCTCGTGGACGGCTCCAACGTGCCGCCCACCAAGGAGCCGGGTGGCGTCGTCCTGCCCACGGCCTCCGGTGGAGTCGCGGGTACCCTCGGCATCACCGTTGAGACCATCAAAGCCGGCGGAGTCGGCCGTGTCCGCGTGGCCGGTGTCTGCTCCGTCAAGGCCAATGGCGCCGTGACCTACGGCCAACTCCTCCAGGCCTCCGACACCACGGCCAAGCTCGGATGGGTCAAGACCTGCGGCGCAGCGACTCGTCAGATCGGACTCGCCCTCGCCACCGCTTCGGACGGTGAGCCCGTGCCGGTCCTCATCGCTCATGCCGCCAATGCCTGATCGGCCGAGCGCCGAACCAAAGGAATTCTGATCATGGATGGACACGTGATTCCGATCGCGCCCGGCTACGGCTACACCGGCGGGCAGGTCGACCTGCACAACAATACGGTCACGCTGACCGACGCTTCCGGTCAGCTCGTAAAAATGGATCTCGGCGTCTCCGATGTGCACATCGACGCCGCGCTCTCGAACTACATCAACGGCTACGCTCCGGCCGAGTTCATGGCCGATGCCGTGGCGCCGCCCGTGATGGTCAACCACGCATCGAACTACTACTACCAGTTCGATCCAGACAATGCGCTCGCCACGGTGGACAACACCGTTGTCGCTCCTGGTGCCGACGTGCCCATGGTGAGCGTCAAGATGAGCAATACTCGGTACAGCACCCTCGGCTACAGCCTTGGGAGCTTCATCCCGACTGAGGTCCTTTCGAACCAGGACGCGCCGCTGAACATCCAGTTCACGGCGATGCGCATGGTCAAGGACAAGCTGATGCTGAACCGGGAAGTCCGCGTGAAGAACATGTCGTTCAGCGCGACGAACTTCACGAGCACGCACCTCCGCGACCTCTCGGGTGATTCCACCCTCAAGTGGAACGGCGGCTCGAGCAGCGATCCCATCAAGGATATCCAGATGCTCCAGGAAGCGGCCCTGATGCCCATCACGGACATGGGGATGGACCTCATCACCTGGAACGCCTTCACCCGCAACGCCGCGGTGCAGAAGTTCACCGGCTTCAAGCAGGCCGTGCAGGGGCTCCCGACCCCCGATCAGCGCGCTGCCTTCGCAGCCTTCCTCAACATCCCTCGCGTCCACGTCTGCGAGGTTCGCGCCAAGAACCCCTCAACCGGCGCCTATCCCTATGTCTGGGCCAACGACGTCATCCTCTGGCGTCGTCCTCCTCAGGATGTCTCGGAGATGGATATCGCCACCATGAAGACCTTCCGCTGGAACGGTGCTGGGGGCAACAGCCTTCCGACGGAGTTCGGCGGCACCGTCACCAACGGCTGGACGGTGCGGGCCTTCTTCAATCCCTTCAAGGGCCCCCGCGGCTCGCAGGTAATCATCGTCACCCACAACGACGCCGAGCAGTTCATCAGCCAGAACGTCGGCGGCTACATCAAGGGCGCGATCCAGTAATCGTAGGAGGGTCGTGACGCTTCAGCTCGAGTTGATGCGCCACGACTCTCGGACGCGGATACGATCGTGGGCACGTACATCTCCCAGACGGACCTCGAGAACGCGCTGTCGCCAGAAACGATGCTGGCGCTGTTCGACGACACGAATACTCGTGTTGTGAGCACAACTGCCGTGGCCGCAGTGATCGCTCGCGCAGAGGCCATGGTGCGCAGCTTCCTGATCGGCTTCTACGGGATGCCCCTTGCCCAATCCGTCGACGAATTGGTCAAGCATGCGGCTCTTGAGTACGCGGTTGCCTACTCCTATGAGCGCAACCCGGACTATATGCGCGAATTCAAGCTTGAACTCGCAGCCAAGGATCGCGCGGATCGTGCTGACAAGCTGATGCTTCGGATCCAGGCAGCGATCCAGAAGCTTCCGGATCAGCCAAACCCAACCACGGCCCCCAAGAACGTGGGTGGGGTCGTGCTTGATACCGGACCTCGACTCTCGATCCCAAGTGCAGACGGGACTGACAATGGTGCAGGATTCTGAGCGATGAATGTAAACGAGATCCGTGCCCATTACGCACCCGACCTCCGTGCCTTCTATGGCCGCGACGCGGCCATCCTGACGGATGCCGAGGTTGCGCGATGGGCTGCGATACGAGGGCTGGGCAGGCGTCGTGAGTCCCCGACAACTTTTCGCGACGAAGACGCAAGCACGATCCGGATCTGAGTCATGCCCAACCCCGCGAGCACTGTTGCGGATCTGGCGCTGCCGGTCCCCGCCGGCTTGGCGGACGCGGCATTCCCTGATCCTACAACTACGGGGCTCCTCGACTACTTCGGGTTCTGGATCAAGTGGGCACTGGACGCAAAGTTGGCAACGATGACCAAGCGCCCAGTCGCCGACGCATGTCCGACCGGAAATCGATATGCGTTCAATCCGGCATCGGTCATCGCTGCACATAATCTGCCCGCACTGTTCTTGTGGCAGGAAGGTCGATCGGAGTTCGTCGAGTGGACCACGACTCGCGATGCTCGCCAGCGAAACTTCACCCTGCTCTATGTGTACGATCGGATCGTCTCCATTGACGAGGTGCGCACGTACTCGGGTCTGATTACGTCCGTCGATGCTGCGCTCGCAAGGTCCGTCTCTCGCATGGGCCACCCGAGTTATCAGAACGGTCTTGGTATCGCCCAGGTCTTGGACCTTATCAAACTAGAATATCTAGGTGGAGACGAGGGGCTCCTGAGCGAGATCGTGCAAGCTGGAGTGCGCAGTGCTGCCAGTACCACGGGCCGCGACGGCGTTTCACGGCCACGGACCGGCTCATCGTACGGGGTCCAATCCGGGCATCCGTGTCTACGAGCATCCGTGAGAGTCCTAGAGCCCATACGGCTCGACACGTTCGAGGAGCAGGATGTGGCGACCGACATCCTCGTGACGGTTCGCACGGAGGAGACCGGCGATCTCTTCAACGCTGCGGACTACCTCCAGGGCTACCTGCCTGCGCCGGACGGCTCCGAGGACCTGTGACCTACCCGCGTCGAGCCGCGACCATCTTCCCCTCGATCGCCACTATCGAGAGCGCCCAAGGTCCAGGCGTCGAGCACTACGCCATACCGCTTGACCTACCCGAGGTCTTCCGATGGGTGCCGGGCTCCGCGGAGACGGTCGACCACATCAACGTCCTCGAGCACACGGGCGGCACGCCGGGCACATGGATTCGGCAGCGTCGACCCGACAAGGGCGCTGATCTCGCTGCCGGAAATGCCACGATCTACGTCAGCGGAAATCGCTACCGCGTACTCCCCGCCAGCACGCTCACCGGAAACGCACAACTCACCCTCGGTACTACCGGTGCCGTCAACGGAGATTGGATCGAGGTTGTACGGCTCGACGTGGGTGCCTACACCTACGCGATCGTTAACGGTGGTCCTGGTGCTGGCACGCTCTGCACGATGCCTGTCTCCCAGCGCGCGCGGTTCGTCGGCTACTTCGACGGGACGAACTGGCTGCACCGCGCCTCCCATCTGATGCTCTGACCCTTTTGCGTCGCCCCTTCGCGGCGCTGCGGAAACACCCATGCCTCGATACCTAAAGGTGCGGGGGAAGGTCGGCACGCTCGTGCCGAATCCCCACATCGATGATCGCCATCGTCACATCGGCCAGAAGCGCAAGGTCGATCCGCCGAAGAATGCCAACTACGTCGACCTCTTCGAGCCGACGGTCGAGATCGTGACGGATCACCAGGACCTCCGGAGCGCCGCCTCGAAAGGCGAGCTCGAGATCCTGGGAGAGACCATCGCCATCAACCACGCAGAGGCCTCCAGGGCTCTTGCGCACGCGGAGGGATAGCCCATGCCTCTCACAGGCGTCGATCCCAACGATCCGACCCCGAGTATCCGCCGGGAGATCATCCTCGGCGCAGGCGAGTCCCTCGGTGCAGGTGGCGAACGCTACGTCTTGATCTATGGGAACAAGACCAGCGCGGGCAGCGAAACCGCCACCACGATCGGAGACCCGATCCAGAGCGATCAGGACTGCAAGGATCGTTTCGGGGCTCGCTCCGAGATCTACCAGCAATACCGGACCTATACGATGGTCGATCAGAATGCGACCATCTACGCGATCGCGGTGGCGGAGCCCGGTGGCGGATCAGCGGGCACGGTGCAGTTCACCTTCGCGACAGCAGCCACGGACACGACGACGGTCGATGTCAAGTGGGGTGGATTCACAGCCTCGTTTGCTGTCGCATCCGGTGACTCACCTGAGACACAGGCCACGAACCTCGTTTCGACCATCAACAACGCCGAGCAGGGCACCTGGCCGTTCACGGCGGCCGTCAATGGCGGCGATGCCAAGATCGTCGACGTCACCTGCGCCAATACGGGGGACCGCGGTAATCTGGTCCTGAACCGTCTGCGTGTCACCTACCGCAAGAGCGTCGGCTCGACCTGCACCAAGGGCTCGGTCACCAATGGCAGCGGCACCGACGACTTCACGAACGCCTTCGCTGCGGCTGTGACTGCGGGCACGTTCTACTACCAGATCAGCCCGAAGCACGCGACGGGCGCCGTGACAGCGACCGACAACGGGATCGGCGAGCACATCACGAACATCACCACACAAGCTCTGCCGATCAATGGCAGGAGCCAGCTTGTGTGCTTCGGTTTGGTCGGTACCAACTCCCAGGCCATCGCGGTCGCAACCTCTTCGGCGGCCAACAGCTCGCGCGCCTTCTTCTGGTGGCAAGAAAATAACGACTGGACCCCCGGCATGCTCGCAGCGCACTGCACCGCGGTGATGCGCCAGCAGCAGATCCTGCATCCCAGCGCGAATCTCACCGGCTACGCGAACGGCGACTCGACACCCTTCTTCGTTCCTCCGCCGAACGATAAGAACGACGTGCCGACCACGACCGAGATCCGGAACGCCCTCAACAACGGGATCTGCCCGATCTCGTTCACCACGCTCGGCGCTCCGTTCATCGTTCGTCAGGTCACGAGCAAGAGCCTCGTGCCTGGAACGACTACCAACGACTACCGGGTTCGCGAGGGGCATATCCCGAGCGCGATCGACTTTGCCTGGGAGCAGATCCAGGCGAAGTACGCCGCCCAGCGTCAACCCTTCCTCGCCGCGGATCCTCCTCAGGGGCAGAAGCCGCTCCCGAAGACGACGTACCCGAGCTCGGTTCGTGGGCTTGTCGCCTCGGTGATCGACGACCTCACGAGCGCTGCGCCGGTCGGTGGAACGTACCTGGGGCCCATTCTGGATCCCAGTACGGTGACCCAGCAAAAGAACTCGATCGTCGCGCGGAAGATCACCGGCGGTATCAGCGTCCAGGTCGATCTCGTCGCGGTCGAGCACAACAACAAGGCCGAATTCACGCTGCGCGACGTCAGCGCGGCGCAGTGAGGTCCTCCCATGGCGTCGGTCACGCTGTACGATCAATTTTTCGTGTTCGCGAATGGCGCGCTCCTCTCGGAGAACCAACAGGTCGAACTCACCCTCGAGAGCGACGATCAAGACGTCATGACCGTTGCCAAGGGCTTCGCCGGGCAGACCCCGAGCCCTAAGAAGGTGATGGCCAACCTGACCAACGTAGTGCCGTCCAGCGGCTTCGAGTTCGACGCCTTTCAGAAGGCCAACGACTCGGAGATCGTAGAGATGAAGTTCCAGAGCGCCGCGACCGGGAAGTCGCTGATCAGCGAAGGCTTCATCCGCAAGCCGAAGATCTCCTCGGGGGTCGGTAAGACCGTGGAGTTCTCCTTCGAGTTCCATGGCGGACCGGGCAACTTTGACTGACCGTGATGCGTGGCGAGCCGCCGGCTGACGTCGCTCCAGCGCGGCTCTTTCGGCTGCTGATCCGCACGCCGCGCCCCACGTGGCCGGTCAACTACGAGATCCCGGGAGTCGAGCACGGGCCGCTCCATGTGCGCGGGCTCCGCGGTCTCGAGGAGGCCGATGCCGTCGATACGGCAGAGAGCTTCGAGTCTCTCGAGGTCCGCTATTCGCGCCTTCGGAGTCATCGGATCTACCTCGCCCTGTGCGCGGAGGAGGGTCTCGTATTCCGCTCTGCGGACGAGCCGCTCCTGCTCGCGCCGCGGGAGTTCGATGCCCTGTCCAGGGCCGTGGAAGACGCCCTCCTCCGCGTGTCGCCTACGTACGCCCGGAGTCACTTCACCACCTGGATGAAGCGCCTAGAAGAGGGCGCAGGCGCACCCGCCAACATCGCCATCACCATGTCGCTGGGGCGGTGCATTGAGGTGGGCCTCGGGCACGCGGCAGAGCGCCCGGATCTGTACTTCGGAATCCCTCTCTGCGACCTCACCGACGGCCAGTGGATGGCCTACAGGGCGGCGTGTGCCGTGGCGGGTCGCATTGCCAAAAAGAGCACCCAGTGAACAAACAGCAGCCCGAGGAACGAAAGAGCGAGCTAGCCAGAGCCATCGAGGCACGCGAGCGCCCGACGATGGTCTTCGACGTGTCCGGGTTCATGGGGCTCGGGGGCAATTCAATCCGGCAGATCGCGATCCGGATCCCGACCAAGCTGGAGCAGGACCGCGCGCTCGCTGGAGCGCACAAGTACGTACAGGAGTTGGCGGGGGACATCGAGCAGGTAAAGTCGGACGAGGAGATCCTCCAGGATACCAAGGGGGCCTTCATCGCGTTCGAGTTCTGTCGCGACGTCACGAACCCCAACTACCCCGCGTTCCCTGGCCCCAAGTGGATGTGCCAGCACCTCGAGACCGAGCGCATCGGGGTCCTGATCAACCTTGCAAACGAGGCGCGCGCAAAGCTGGGCCCAGCACCCGAGACCATCGACGACGAGCGCATCGACCAGATCATCGAGGCGTGCACCAAGACGGCCGGCAGTTCGATCCCGGAGACGATGATGGCCACCTTCCCTCGGGAAGTGCTCACGCAGTTGGTCGTCCTGCTGAGCCTGAAGGTTTCCGAGCTTCGTCTCCTCGTGGAAGCGGCGGCTTCCGAAGACAAGGTTGAGCCAGCATGATCACCGTGTCGGTGGACATCACGGATGTTCTGGAGGCGACATCCACTGCATCCAAGCTGCTCCGCGGAGTTCCACAAGCGCTCGACAAGATCGGGAAAGACGCTGCCAAGTACAGCCGCGAGAATCACCTGTACCAGAATCGGACCGGGAGAACCCAGGCACGTACCTTTGCCGAGAGTCAGTCTTTCGGCGGTGATGCGTACACCGTGGTCACCATCGACGTTCCGCATGCGTCCTACCTCATGCAGGGCGGCACATCGCAGCGTCACGTGAGCCTCACGGCGATGGAAGACGCCATCGAGAACGCCGAGCGTGAACTCGAATACTACGTGGATGGTCTCGGCGATCAGATCGACAGCCTGTAATCCCCCGTGCCGACTGTCCGCTACCAATTCGTCGCCACCGGCGCGTCTTCGATCGCCGACGCATTCAAGACGATCGATCGCGCCGCGAAGGCGTCCGCTCGCTCGGTAGAAGCCTCGGTCGCGTCCACGGTCGCGGCGACACGATCGACGGCAACGCGTGGCGTGCGCGAGGCGAAGCGTCCGGTCTCGGAACTGGAGCGCCTGGCGAAGCGCGTAGCAGCCGATCAGGAGCGCGCTGCAACAGCCGCTAGCCGAGCCGCTGAACGCCAAGCGCAGGCGCAGAGCAGGGCGGCAAAGCGCGCGGCTGACGCCAAGATCCGGGAGGAGGAGCGCGCGTCCCGGTTCGTCTATCGGATCCAGCAGCGGCACTTCAACGAGCAGCAGCGGCTCGAGGAGCGGCGCGAGGCTGCTGCGGCTCGGCTCGCCGCCAAGACAAGGGCTGCTCGAGAGAAGAGCATCGGACGGCTCTTCTCCGACATCAAGGGCGCCGCTGGTCATGGAGTGCTCGCTGGCACCGGGGGGATCCTTGCCTCGATTGGGCTTGCCGCGCGCGACTCAATGAAGCTCCAGGATGCGGTGAACCGCGTCAGCATCAACGCGCGTGGTGCCGGTGAGGCATTCGTTAATGCCACGACGCTGCGCAAAGAGTTTGAGGCTGCGGCTATCGCGAACCCCGGTGTTGCCGCGGCGGACATTGCTGAGGGCGCCGCCGGATTCGTGGCCAAGACTGGACGGCTCGACCTCGCACGCAGGTTTTCACCCACGTTCGCGACCGTGGCCAGTGCGACCGGAGCCAAGGTCGAGGACATTAGCAATGCTGCGGCAGACATCTTTCAGAAATTCGACGTGACGAGTCTGGAGGAGATGCGCGAAGCGCTCGCGGCCCTTGCTTTTCAGGGAAAATCCGGTGCCTTCGAGCTGCGTGACGCCGCGTCTCAATTCGCACGTGTCGGTGCCGCTGCATCGAGATTCGGTGTCCATAAAGGCGTTGAAGGGCTCAAGATCCTGGGTGGTCTCACCCAGATCGCACGCTCTGCTACGGGATCGCCTGAGCAAGCCGCGACGGCAACAGAGGCCATGTTCCGGCAGCTTATCAAAAAGTCCGCAAAGCTCAGCGCCGTAGGGGCCGACGTCTTCGAGAAGGGGTCCACGAGCAAGACGCGCGACGTACGCGACATCCTGGTGGACGCGATCGCCAAGAACAAGGGCAGCCTGCCGGCGCTCCAGAAGATCTTTGACGAGGAGGGCATCCGCGCGGTCAGCCCGCTGATCTCCACGTTCAACGAGGCGCGCGAGCGACACGGCAAGGAGAACCAGAAGGCTACCGAGGAGCAGAAGACCGCGGCCGGTGTCAGGGCACTCCGAGAGCAACTTGATGCCGCGATCAATGCTCCGGCTTCCTGGGCCGGCGTTGTCGACGATGCGGCGCAAGCTCAGAGCAGCGCAAGCAGTCGGCTGAACGCCGCATGGGAGTCCATCAAGTCCAAGGTTGCAGCGGACGTGCTGCCGTCGCTCATGGAACTCGCGACGAAGCTAGCCGAGGACACCTCGGCCATGGACCCGTTTATCGAGGCCGTGGGGCTCGCCGTCGAGGCGCTTACGGCGTTCGCTGGATTCCTCAAGGACAGCGGGTTCATCACCAAGCGGGAGAAGACGCACGCGGAAAAGGCAGCCGATGCGCAGAAGAAACTCGACCGCATCAATGCTCGCCTTGCTCCACGTGGTCTTTCGGAGTTCTCCGCCAGCGCCAAGGATCTGGAGAAGATCGGGAGCAGCCAGAAGGAACTACGCGATCTCCGGACGACCATCTTCAACGAGAAGGAGAAGGCGACCGGGGAAGCGGCCGATGTCTTCAGCTATATGACCCCGGAGGGTTTTGCGCAGCAGTACGCGGCGCTGAACCCTACAGCCGAGGACGCAGAACTCAGGGCCAAGTTCGTTGCAAGCAAGCTCGCAAAGAACCCGGCGGACCCGATTGTCTCCAACGACTACTTGCACGGCCTGATGGGCGATGAGACGTCGGAGCAACGGGAGTTGCGCCACAAGTTCCAGGAGCAGATCACGGCGCAGAGGATCAACGAGAAGAACCGCACCGGCGCTCCCATGGATGCAGACTCCAAGATGGCCAGTCTATCCAATGCCGCGGAGGATGCGACGCGTGCACTCCAGAGACTCGCAGCGGCGAACCAGCCGAGCACCGTGAACGGTCGTTAGTCCCATGGCCAACGTCTCCGGCGCCAACGTTATTGCGGCGCTACCGATCCTGACCTGGCGCGGACTCGATGCTCCAGACTACTCTCTAGTTGGCTGCGAGTTCCAGCACGAGCAGGCGGAGCGCCGGATCCCGTACATCGACGGGGCGATCCACGACAACACCGGTCGGATGCCGTTCCAGTTCATGGCTCGGATCTTCTTTATCAACACCACGGGCGACGGGACGGTCTTCCCCGGCTTCTGGAATCAGTGGCGCGATGCCCTGCTGGACAGCTCTGCGGGGGATCTGGTTCATCCGCTCCTCGGGCCGGTGCGTGCGCGGGTCCTCAATGGCAAGTTCGATGTCCGCGCCGAGATCCGATCGGGCATCATCATCGATGTTACATGGGTCGAGACGCTGGACGATCCCGCGGGACCGCAAGGACTCGTCCCGCAGAAACTCGACGTGGTGACGCTCGCGCGTGCAGCGGACAAGGCCATGGCCGCGCGCGGCGTACCGTACCCAACCGGGGAGAGCACGAGCAGCCTTTTCGACCTGATCAACCAGATCAAGGGCGCGATCTTCAGCGCCAAGCTTTCGATCCTGGGCGCGTTCAACAAGGTCTTTGGGGTCATCGAGTCGATCCTCGACATCTTTCGGACGCGCGATGACCCGCTCGACTACCCCGCCGTCGATGCGCTGAATGCACTGTACGCGTCGTCGCTTGACCTTCGGTCGCAACTCGAGGCCACCGTGGCGCGACCGACAGCGCAGGCCACGATCAGCGTCGACACGACGCTGGAAGCGTTCGCGAGGAGCGTCGGGAACACCTTGAGCGAGGTCATGGGCCTGAACCTCCAGGCGCTCCGGTCGCCCATCGTACGCAGGGGCACCACGCTGACCTACTACGTCGGGAGGTAGCGTGACGCTCGCGAATCGAGGAAAGGTCGAGGTCCACTTCGGCGACGGGACCGTGATCGACCAGTGGCAAGCGGTCTCGCTCCGAGACACGTACACCGACCCGCTCGGGGATCTGCGGCTCGAGACGCGCCCCACGCGGGACAAGGCCAAGGAATACTATAGTCGCCTCCAGAAGGGCGAGCTCGTGACCGTCCTGATCAACGGCGTCTCCCAGGGCGGCTTCCTGATCCAGGCGGTCCAGACAACGATCGGACAGCACGGGATTGGGTTCGCGGTCCACGGCCATACGCCGCTCGTGACGCCGTACCAGGCGAGCGCGAATCCAGACTACGCGATCAAGCAACAGGCCGACACCCCGGTTGAGCAGGTAATCCTCGACATCCTGCGCCCGTTCGGGTTCACGAAGATCGTGGCCGATTCGCGCGCGCACGTGGACGCGATCTCGGGGCGCCCCATCGGAGGCCCCAAGCCGTCACTGACCACGAGTGCGCTCAAGATCCGCGATGCCCACGTCCATGAAGGCGAGACGGCGTACGACTACATCAAGCGGATCGTCACGAGGCTCGGCGTGCAACTCCGGATGACCGCCGACTCGGAAGGCACACTGCTGATCCAGGCACCCGACTACGACCAGGACCCATCCTATACACTGGTCGACGGCTTCGGCGGTCCGAGGCAGGGGGACTATTTGATCGGGGACATCGAGATCGAGGATACCAACGATGACCAATTCTCCGAGTGCACCGTGCGCGGAGAGCCGATCGATGCCGCGGCGCAGACACAGACGAATCGACCGATCGGTCGCGTGACCTCGGCGGAACTCTTCCCGGACCGACCGCCCTACAAGTCGAGCAGCGCAGCCATCTACAAGCCCAAGTTCGTACGGGACAAGTCGAGCCGTGACCACGAGCGTGCGGTCAGCGTGGCCAAGCTCGAGTTGGGTGTACCGGCCTCGAAGGCGTTCGTCATCAGCGGCGAGGTCGACGGCTGGATCGCGCAGACGGGGCGCGTGTGGACCGTGGACACGATCGCGACGGTGGACATCGCGGCGATCGGATTCCACGAAGACATGTGGGTCCTGGAGCGAGTCCTCGTGCAGGACACCCGCGGAGGCCAGAGGACGCGCCTGAAGCTCATCCCCAAGGGCGCATTGGTGCTTGGAGACCCGCCGAAGTGATCCTCCAGCGCTACCAGGACTTCCGCATGGCGTTTGCCGACGTGGGAGCCGCTACGGCCAACGACGGCTTCAAGGAATGGCCTGTCGGACGTGTGAGAGCCTCCGGGTTCTCGTCCTCGCTGTCGATCCCGGTCATTCAGAGCTTCCCGATCACGATTACCTGCAACGCACAGGCAAGCGATGCAGTGGCCGGTGTCGATGAGTATGACTGGTATCTGAGCCAGCGGACCGACACCCCGGCGATCCAGTACCTCTCCCTCGCCGCGGTCGCGAACAAGTCGGGGACCGTGACCCTTGATGTAACCGGACAGGTCGCGAACCTGCTCCCCGGCGTGAACTCCTCTGACTACGTGTCCGACCACAACCTGGCCCTAATCTGCAAGCACGCAGCGATCTACGTGCAGCGCCGAAGCGACAAGGCGATTCAGTGGGCGTACGTGTACGCGGGATCCTAGCATGGCATTCCTAGGCGTGGATGCATCCGTGGCCGACGTGCTTCTGTCGAGCGTCAGTAGCGGTGAGGTGCGGGTCAATCTCGGGGACCTCAGCGACGGCACCGGCTTCGGGGCGGAGTGTTCGCTCTGGGGCGTGGATGGCTTCGTCTCCTGCCCCAACGACCCCGACGATGCTGGCTGTGCGCAGGCCATCTATCTCTCCTCGGGCAACTCGAAGCGCGCGATCTGTTCGCGGGATGTTCGCTTCGCGAGCAAGGCCGGTGCGCTCAAGCCCGGCGACCGTGCGATCCTCAGCGACTGCGACGCTCGTCTCTTCCTGAAGAAGGCGAACAATGGGATCACGCTCTACACGGTCAACGAGACCGATGGGGACAAGGCGATGATCGTCGATCTGGCCGGGGCAAAGGGTAAGATCACGATCCTCAACAGCGGCGCCCAGATCGCCATCGAGAAAGACAAGATCACCCTGGGGGTGAGCGGTGGTGGCGCCATCGTCATCGATTCGAACGGCGTGCAGGTGCTGGGGCAGCAATTCGTGGCCGCATGCTCGACCGTCACGCTCGGGCTGATTGCGGGCGTCCCGCCTCCTCCAGGTCTCACCTCGGCCCTGATCGGAGTGAGCGGCATGGCGGGCATAGCCTCGAAGTCCGTAACGATCGCGCCGTAGCATGAGCGCCTGCTCGTTCACGCTGCCCTCGTTCAGCCTGCCGATCCCAGGCTTCTCGCTGCCGACGATCGCGCTCCCTACGCTGAGCCTCTCGTTTGAGATCGACCTCGGGATCAGCCTGAGCTTGCCGACGTTCTCGTTCAGCTTCCCGCTTCCCGGGTTCACGCTCCCGAGCATCAGCCTTCCGTCGCTGAGCTTCGATATCGACCTCGGGTTCTCGATCTCGCTCCCGACGTTCTCGTTCAGCTTCCCCCTACCGGGCTTCACGCTGCCGACGATCGCGCTACCGAGCCTCGACATCGGCTTCTGCCCCCTCGACTAACATGGCCCTCTCTTCGACGCCCGTGGCGGTGGCCGACGACGGCACGGAGACCCTCCCTGCCGGCTCCGCGGCCACTGCGCTCTACACCCTCTTAAAGGCACGTGCGCAGACGCAAACGGCAGTATTCGGCCAGCCCTTCCCGACTGGCTCGGAGGCAGCGCCCATCCTGCAAGGGATTGCAGCGACCGCCAACGACTTCGCCTCCTGGCTCGTCACGGAGCTGACGACGAACGCGAAGGCAAAGATCCCAAACACCGCGGACGGCGACGGGCTCCAGACCTCGCAGGCTGCTGGCAACCCGACGACGCGCCCGGCCTCGGACAAGTTCCTCTCGATTGTATGAGCGGCTTTGGCACTGGCCCGTACGGGCTCGGCCCCTTTGGTAAGGCGGTCCTTCCGCCTGAGGAGCCGAAGCCGAAGATCCTGCACTCATCGCGCGAGATCAACGGCGTGACCCGGCGCTACGTGCTCGACAGCGACGGCAACTTCGAGGGGATGGACGATATTGCTCAGCGGGTGCTGCTCCTGGTCTCCTATGCGGACACGGAGTTCAAGTTCATCACGGACCGCGACAATGAGACTTCGCGCCAGCGCATCGAGGCTGCACTCTCGGTTCTGACCTCGGGCAAGACACCCGCGATCCGCATCGAGGCAATCGAGTTCACGAACCCGAGCTACGGTCTGCTCCAGAAGCGGATCACGTACACCAACCTGCGGACGAATACACAGCAGACGGTTGAACTCTGATGGCTCTCCCCGCCGTAGGCGACTCCTCGTACCCGACTCCCGGCGAGGTACGAGACGCGATCCTGCGCACGCTGCGCGTACTGTGCAATCGGCGCGGACTCACGATCAACGTCGAGCCCGGGTCCGATGCGTACATCCGAGCCGATGCGTTCGCCGCCCGTGTCGCCATCGCGATCGCCAACAACAAGATCGCGCTGGAGGACTCCAGTCCTCTCGACGCAACCGAGGACGCACTCGAGGAGCTTGCGGGCATCTTTGGGGTCACTCGGCGCCCCGCAGCATCTGCCACAGGGACCGTCAAGATCGTCACCACCGCGACGGTGACCATCCCCGCCGACTTCCGCGCCACGGCGCCGAACGGGAAGAAGTACAAGACCATCACCGCGGGCACCTACGCGAATGGCGCCTCGGTCGAGCTGATCGCCGTCGATGCAGGACTCGATACCGACCAGGACGAGGGGACGAAGCTCACCTGGGACTCGGCCTCCATCGGCGCGCTCAATCAGGTCTGCACGGTGGAGGTCGGTGGCCTCGATGGCGGTGCCGACGAGGACAACGATGATCGACTTCGCGCTCGGCTCATCCGCCGGCTCTCGTTCCCCGCCGTGGGTGGGAACTGGAGCCAGGTCGTCGGATGGGCCGAGGAGAGCACGTCCAGCGTCGAAGCCGCCTATGTCTATGCAGCGGTCCGTGGGCCTGCAAGCTACGACGTCGCGATCACGAAGGCGGGGGGCGATCGAACGCTCAACTCGACCACGATCAACGCTGTGCGCGCCTACATCCTGGCGCAGATGCCGGGGCAGAACGATCTCAATCTGACCTCGGTCACGGCGCAGTACGTGGACGTGATCCTCAAGGCGACGTTGCCGCTCCCAGTGAATGCGGGTGGAGCGGGCGGAGGCTGGCGCGATGCCGCCCCCTGGCCCGCGGAGAACGCGAAGATCACGGCCTACAACGTGGGCACCGGGATCGCGACGGTCAACTCCACGACCGCTCCAACGGTCGGCGCCAACATCGGGATTTGGGACTATGCCGGAGAGACGATGCGCGAATACACGATCGTCGGTCCTATCGGCGGTGGTGCAGGCGCGTGGACCTTCGGCGTGCAGAACGGCTTCGGCTTCACGCCGACGAATGCTTACGTGAGCGCCGGGGCTGTCAACCTCGTCGGCTACACCGAAGCGGCGATGGAGGCATTTGCCGAACTCGGCCCTGGCCAGAAGACCACGAACGTCGACATCATTCCTCGGGGTCGACGTCAACCAGGCCCGGACGTGCAGGCCCCCACGGACCTCACGATTCAGCAGCGCCGTGCGGTGATCGAGCAGTACGACGAGATCCTGGATCTCGAGTACGCCAACACCTACGACACGGGCACCACGAACACACGCACAAGCCCCTCTGTGCCCAGCACGACCGCGGATCCGCCCAATATCCTGGTAGTGCGGCACTTCGCGATCCGGAAGGCGTAAGCCGTGACCACACCTCGCACGATCGACAGCTTCGGGGGCGTCTTCTCCGACCAGTATCCGGTCGAGGACCCGACCGTCGAGCAAAGCTCCTCGTACGCCAATCGACTCCACGAAGACACGGCGCAGATGTCTCGAACGACGATCAAGGCGATCGTCGCATTCCCGACCAGCGCTGCCGGCGCTCCCGTTGCCGTTACACCTTCTGCGGGACGATCGCACTCGGGCACAGGTGGTGCGGACCTCCCCACGATCTCGAAGACCGGGACAGGCGTCTATCAGATCACGTGGGCCGCATCGTTCACGGATAGTCTGAGCGTCTCGGAAACACGGACGTTCACCTTCGCCGCGGGCGCGGTAATGCACGCGTCGCAGTTCGGTCATGTCCAGTGCGTCGTTGCAAGCAACGTGGTGACTGCGTACGTGGTGGACCCTGCCGGCGTCGCTACCGATTTGGGTGGCAGCGTCTCGGTTGTAGTCTGGGCGATGTGATATGCCGCAGTTCGGTCGGAATCCCTACCCGAAGCGCTATGGCGGGGGGCTTTCCACGCTCGAGGCTGAGCACATCGCCATGCTCGACGCCCTCGCTCCTGGGTGGGACGTCACGACCGACACGCTGGTGTATGCGGAAGCATACGCGGACGCGGTGGCCATCACCGCGATCTGGCGCATCAATGGGCGGCTGAGAAACAGCCTCAAACCGCTCAAGATGCTCGACACGCTGACCACGTGGGAAGAGGCGTGCAACCTGCGCCCGACGCCGACGGACACCGTGCAGGACCGACGGCGACGTGTTGCCGCCAAGTTTCGCGGCCTCGTCGGCAATGCCATCAGCGACATCTACGACGCCTGCGCAGAACTCCTCGACGCCCAATTCCTCGGGCTCGTGTCCGTGAGCGCAGCGAACCAGATCACGTACTGGCCCGGCATGAACCCGGGTCCACCTGGATACGAATGGTCAAGCAATCGCGCCATCATCGGGGTCCGGATGAGCAAGTCGGGCCTGAGCGATACCGCGTTCCTCAGCCTGCGAAACCGCTGCTTTCAGATGCTCGACGCGCTGGTCCCTGCCTGGATGACCTTTCAGATCGGCGTCGGGACAGGCTTCATCGTCAACCAGGGGATTGTCGGTCAGACGTTCCTGTGAGCGGGTGATCTGTGGCATTCACACGAGCGAAACCAGCCGGCTGGACGGATGATGTCGACACCATCACCGCGACGCAGATCAACCAGATCGACACGAACCAATCGCTTGCAATCGACGGCAGCGGCGGAGGAACGTACACGCCGACGAGCGAGATCGCGATCGCAGGGACCTCGGGCCTGCGGATCTCGGGCACCGGGAGCGCCGCCTGGCTGAAGCTCTCCTCGCGCACGGTCGTCATCGAGCACCCGCTCGTGCTGGCGATGGTGATCCCATACGTTGGGCCCATTGGAAACGAGCCATCGGCGCGGATCATCGACTCGGATGTCACCGCGACCATCGGCGGCGATACCATCCCACGGGGCTCAATCATCAGCCCTGGCTTCGCCACCACCGAGACGCAGGCGGGGTACTTCATCCTCGAGATCGAGCGCCCGCCGGATGCCTCGACCTTCGATCAGGTCACGCTCCAGACGAAGGGAGTCGCGGGCGGTACCTCGAATCTACCCGCCTACACCGTGGTCCGGTGGACTTCCACGTCTTCGCCTGCCGCGATCTCGACGGTGGACATTGCTGATACCCATACCGCGGGGAATTACCTGACCAACGTTGTGGCGCAGACGCTCACGGTCAACGCGTCGACGACGATCGAGATCGCGACCTACCGCTACGGGGTGCTCGTGAAGAATCCCTTTGACGCCACCAGCGGCTCGCAATTCCGGGTCTACTCCGTGACCGGTCGCTACACCGTTACTTCGCACAGGTTCTAACGTGGCTGCTCCGACCATCGTCCAGACGATCCCGGCTGAACTCCTCGCCTGCACGGGCAATCCACTTGCGCCCGATGCGTGGTCCGACATCACGGGCGGCACGCCCTTTCCACGCATCCAGACGCGCTCGCTGAACGCCTCCGGTGGCCGGATGTTCATCAAGCTACCGAAGCCGAGGTACATCCAGAACTCGCCGACGGCAGCGTACAGCCCGGTCACGAACCCGACGTCGAGCGTGCACATCGTGACGACGGGCGTGGCCACAGGAGCAGCGCCCATCACGCGCGCCACGTACACGCTCTATTACTTCGAGTGTCCGTCCATCAACACGGCTACCTGGACGTCGTTCTCGAACGGCAACGATACCTTCGAGGCCGTGTCTTCGACAGTGACCGATGCCCATGCCTCGAACGGCTCGGACTGGACGAGCACCCTCGTCACCTCGGTCACGGCGAACCTGACCCCCGCAGGGATCGTGGACACGCTCAAAGCTCGCTGGTTCGCCTACGGATCGATCGTCCTCTCGGTCACGCTCCCCTACGACGCCGTTGGGGCCTCGATGCGCGTGAACGGGATCGGCCTGCTGAATTGGTGAGCCATGGCTGTCTCGATCAATACGTCTCCTACCGCCGTCTCTCCCGGCGACACCATCTCGCTGGACATCACGGGCGCCATCGCGGGCAGGATCGCAGAATTCGCGATCACGTCGGTGCCGGACCAAAGCGCGATCGAGGTCGGGCCCATTAAGGACACGCGTGGTCGGATCGTAGTCCCCACACAGTTCACGGGCTCACGGCTATCGGAGCTCGGGATCACGGCGAGCGGGTACGTGGTCGGCCCTCGGGCCACCACCTTCACGCCGGACGTCGCAGGTGTCTACGGTGTGCGGGCTACCGTGATCCGAGAGCGCGCCGCGGCGGGGAGCTACGAAGGGGACCCACTCGGCGAGTACCGCCGGATCGTAGAGGAGTTCGTCGACGGATCGGTCTACGTGGGGTCGAAACAGAAGCTCACGGTGGCCGCGCTTGGGCACTCGGTCGATATCCAGGTCATCGCGGTCGACAGCACCGTGCGCGCCGCCTCGCTGGTGAACCCAACCGACACGATCGCGCGGATGGCGTCGCTCGACTCGACGGTGCTCGCTGCCGTGGCGGCCCTGGTGGGCGTGGCTGTATCCGCGCTGGGGGAGGACATCCAAAGCAAGACGGTGGAACTCCGGGATCGGTTCAACGGACACCTGGCCAGCGTCGTTGCGCATGCCATGGCCGATGCGGTGAACGACCTCACGGCCGGTCGAGCGGGCATGAAAATCTCCGCCATCCAGGAGCTCAACCGGATACGCGATAAGTACGTGGACCACATCCAGGGCACCGGCGGCTGGCACCTGAATCCCGACCTGTTCTCGTGGCCCGTAGCGGCCAAGGCTCGAGATGAGGCGACGGCCACGGTGCTGATCGCCGACATGCAGCGCGTCTACGAGACGCATCGAGTTCGGACGTCAGCGACTACGGGGCAAGTGCACAATAACTCCGATGCGGACAATCCGCTGACGGCTGCGAAGCCTCTAACATCCGCGATCATCGAGATACTAAAGTATTACGTGAACGCGACACCCACGACGCCCACGGGGGAGAACCCCGGCGATCTGGCGAACGTGGCTCGGTACGGCTTCCGCTAAGGTTCGAAGTTGCAGCACCAGATCCACTCGCCCTGGTCCTGCTTGCCGCTAAACTCGCACTCCGGCGGCTTGTTCGGATTCCCGTTATCGGGCCCGCAGTAGTACGGCTCGCCCATGCCATCGCCGACGATTGCGCAAATGCTCTTTGGGGCGCCGCCGGGAGCAAACGAGCATACGCACGTATAGGTGAGCGTTGCACACGCAAGCTCCATCCCACACTGGTCCATGCAGGCGACCGTGGTCCCGCACCCGTCATCCTGGGGCGCGCAGTGGCCGGCCGGGTTCGCGGCGCACGGGTCCGGATTCGGGACGCAGGGCCCATCAGTGCCCGCGTCCTCGCCCCCCTCTCCACCGCCACCACCACCGCCCCCCGTGCTCGCGGAACTGGACGTCGCCCCTCCGTCGCCGCCCCCGGTGGAGCTCGCGCTGGATATCGAGGCGGTCCCGGTCCCGGTGCTCCCGGTACTCCCGGTGGAGCCGACGGAAGTAAAGAACACGTCCCCGGATTCGCTACAGCCGCCAAGGCAAAAAACGCCTACCAGTATCCACGCCGCTCGCATGGGGCGCGATGGTAAGGCCGGGCCCCGCGGGTCGCAATACCCGACTACGCCCCGCGAGTGCGATCGCGGTAGGTGGATCTTCCGAGATCCTACTGCTACCCGCGGCTCACGATTGCCTGCGACAAGGCCCCGGAAACGGTCTGCGCCTCCTCCGGTCGAGGGTACCATACGGCGTTCGTCTCAGCGCCAGCCGTACCGATCCGTACCCAGTGCTTCACCGGGGTGCATAGATAGGCCAGAATGAGGCCGAATCCACCGAGTGTACCGATCCAGCCGATGATCGTGCACTCGAGCACGACGAAGCACATGAGCCCCAGCGCCATGAGCAGGATTCCGAGGAGCAGCCAGTTCATGGGGCGCGGCTCGATGTACACCCGCACGCTTGTGAGGTTGGCCAGCGCGTAGGTTGTCCCGCGCAGAACCGCGCGACTGGACGTGATCAGGACGTCGGCCTTCTGGAGGAAAACCCGCTCACCCGACGGTGCTGGGGTTGGGGCCGGGGTCGCCTGGACAGGAGGAGCAGGCGCCGCCGGCTTGGCCGCGGTCCGCTGCTCCAGGGCCAGCGCAAACGGCGCGTGCGCTCGGATCCCCCTCCACTTCTCTTTCCCCTCCGGTCGGACAAGGGTCGCCTCTGGTAGGCCCTCGCCGATCATTCGGAGCACGTGCTCCTCGTCTACCGGCCCGACCTGCTCCCGCCCGTCGTGTAGCTCCCACCGCACGGTCCGAGGCTACGCCGCCCCGTCTGCCACGTGTAGCTGATCATAGGATCAGGATCCGACAGATAGCTGACCCGTGGTCAGTAGGTGGTTCGCTTATACCAATCGCGCCGGGACACTGGCACTGGTTGGCTTGTAAGCATACGAGGTCATTGGGCTCAGATCTGCAATTGTGCTAGTATTCGCCGGGGAATCGCAGGAGGGACTCATGCCCAAACCGAAGCAAGATGAATCGCGCGAGACGATGCCATTGTATGATGGCGATGGCCAGCGAAACTTCGTGAGTCAGTTCGTGGAAAACATGCCAGCCGATGCCCATGGGGTGTTCGAGATATTGATGCAAAAAGATCAAGAGTACGGGTTCGAGCGGGCGCCGGATGAAGTGTGAGCGTTACTGACCAAATTCGCGGACTGCGCCCCCCATGTTCCAGGGTCGTGAGGTACACATGAGCGAGATCACAGCGTGTCAGCGAATGATGAAAATGGGGCTCTGGTTCGATGCTGAAAGCGGGGGCCGCTGTTGGTGTCAGGGTGGTTCGTAGGATGTCCGACGGAGACCCCGTGGCGTTCGTTTATGACGAGCCGATCTCGGAGGGGGCTCGCGCCTTTATGGCCCGCGATGGTGGCGTATACGCCGTCACGAAGATTGCTGGCATGCGGAGTCCTTGTGGTGTATGATTCATGATCAAGAGGGACTCATGTCAGAACCGAAGCAAGGCGAACCGCCCGACACGGTGGAGGCCATCCAGATGGAGCCGCGCGCTACCGGCATCGAGGCGATGTTTCAGCTCTACGATCGCTATGCCGAGCAGATGCGCGCCTTCCAGCTCTACAGCGCCGAACCCTCTTTCCAGGCGTCGGCATCTACCTCGACGACCCTGTTGTCGCGGTAAGGACCGGCGGCTGCATCCGCGCTAGCTCTACCTTCTCCCGCCGCGCCGTCCCCGGGTTCGCACCCGGACCTGTCGCCTACGGCGGCACGTCGGACACTCCACCGATACGACGAGACGCGCCGGCCGTGGCTCCACGAGTTCCCGCGTCGGCTCCTCCTCTGGCTCTTCTCGTTCGAGCATCAGAGGCACGCGGAGCCCCGTCTTTGCCTTCGTGATGGCCAGCCCGGGCCCCACGATGACCTTGGCCATACTCCCCTGTCGGAGGTTCAGGGTCGCGGCTCTCGCTTGGGTGGCCATGCGGTTTGCGTGGTCGACGATGCTCATCGACCGAAGCGCAGCAAGTGGCTGAGCGCGGAGTGCATTAATATGCCGCGTAGCCTGCATCAGAGCGTAATCTTTGAACACGAGAACAGCGTCAGGGAGAAGGCTCCTACGAGCCTCCTCCAGAAAATCGGCGTAATCATCGATGAACATGGGTGTTCCCAACCCTCGGGAGCACGCCTCTCCCGCCACGAGCAAGACAAGCCGACACATCCCCTTGACCCAGGTCCAGTGCCTAGCCGGGTAAGAGATGGTGGGATGCTCGGGTCAAGCCAGGCCTTTCACTTCCGTGGGTTGAATTCCTTTGGACGATGTCATGACCGCTACGGTGGCACGAGTCAAGGCCAGCGTGCTACTGCGCTGCGCATTTGATCACCAGCAGGTAGCAGCACACGTCGAGCGGGCCGGGGGGCGTCTCCAGGGGCCCGCTACCCGCTACGGAGGGCACTGGCGCATTAAGGGCGAAGCAGCCATCGCCTGTAATAGCCCTTACCTGTGCGCCCTGCATCGATCGGTCAAAAGATAACAATTCCGAGGATTTATCCTTGGTAAACGGCTTCGCGTCGATCGGTCAAAATGCCCCGGTTGTCTGTGGACCACCCGCGCCGCGCTGGGCATCCAAGACCCCCCGCCCCACGGGCCGACGACGACCTGCAGGAACTGGGCTGCCTCAGGTAAAATCGGGCAAATTCCAGCCAAAATCGGCGCTTTTATGCATATGCAGCGGCTTCGCCGGCCGTCGGGTTTCCGCCCCGTTCGGCCCATGCAATCCATGAGCCGTGGGCGGCTACTCACGCCATCCCGGCCTGGGTACTACGTGCCGGTCCGCTTGAAGACGGCATCCTCGAGCCGCAGGATGCGCGCGCCGTAGTCGCTCATCGTCCGAACCTCGCCGCGTAGTTCATGCACATCGGTGCGCAGCTCGGTGAGCGCCTCGTTCGTGCGGCTCACCCGCGTGTTGGTCTCGGCGATCTCGTGGTGGATCTCGCGCAGCTCGCCGCGGATGTCCGTCAGCTCCCCACGAACCTCATCCTTGAAGGCGACGAGCTCGGACCGGAGTTCAGTGAGGTCCTTGTTCGTCTGGTCGATCCGCTGCGTCAGATCCTTGCGCATGCCGCGGATCTCGCCCTCGATCCGCTCGAGGACCGCCACCATCTGCGCCGCCAGGGGATCGTGCCCGTTACCCTTCGAGTCGCTCACGCCGAGGAGGGTACCACGCCTACGGCTTCCGGGGGCTGCCGGTGCGGCTCGACCACGGTCCCGAAAATCGACCGCCATCCACGCAACTCTCCCCGGGCTCGCGTCGATAGACAGGCATGGCCCTCTCGATCCTCGCCCGCATCCCTCTCCCCGCCCCCTGGTCCGCTACGCTGCTCGTCGACCCAGAGGATCTCGTCCTGGTCCTTGCTCGAGATGGGGTCACCGTAGCGATCGTCGACGACCCACTGGACGTGGCAGGACACCTGCGGGGGATCGCTAGGCGCGGGGTGTCGAGGTGCGACGCTTTCGCACCTTCGACTTCGCTGGCTCGTCCTGCACCAGCCCTGCCTCCTTCGCACGCTCGCGGATGAGCCAGCGAAGGAAGTGGCTCTCGGTGTACTCGTCCTCGGCCACGCCTAGGACCTGCCGGCGCTGCGCCAGGAGTTGATCGAAGATCGCGCCCTCCTGGTCGGTCACGCGGGTGGTCAGGATCCGCGTCTTTGGGGCGTCAGCTCTCGGTCTACCGCGGGGCATGGGCCACGGTACGCCCTCGTGTTTTTCGGGGCAATTCGAGTAATTATCGTGGCTCATGTCTTTTTACGTAGACAACAATAAGGCTGCTGGTTAGAGTCGCAAGGGTCGGGGATGCCGAAGGCGCCCTCGGCTCTAAACCGCGACCCCCGAGGCGTCTTGCACCCGTCTCGGGGGTCTGTGCCGGAACCTGAAAGGAGGTCCCGACATGCAGACCCTAGCACCTGTTCTCACCCCCGGCAACCGTCCCGCGCTCGTCCGTACCCTCGTCTCCCTGGTACTGCACGACTCCGCCGTCGTTGGCGGCGTGTTTGTCGAGAGGACATCTCTCTTCGGCTATCGGGTGGGGTCGGGCCCGATCCTCTCCCGAGAGGAGGCGATCGACGCCCTGGCCGCTCTTCTCGCCCGGGTCCGCCGGGTCCTGGTCGAGGAGGGGGTCGATGCTCTCCGCCG